ATGAACGACAACCTGAAACCAACCATCGACGAACTGCTGTCGCTGAAGGCTAAGATCGAGCCGCTGGAGGCTCGATACGAGCAGCTCAAGGAGCTCATCCGCCCCGCCGGCGCCGACACCTACGACATCCCCGGCAAGGGCAAGGTCATCGTCTCGGCCGCGGTTGAGCGCCGGGTTAAGGGCTCGGAGATCGTGATCGACCCCGTCAAACTCGAGACGGCCGACCGAAAACTGAAAGCCAAGCTGTTCGAGCTTGGAATTCTCAAGACCGAGACCACCTATACAAGGGCGTCGAAGGCGAAGGTCGAAGTCCAGCTCGCAGAGGAGGTCAAGAAGGCAGCGTGAACGGCATACACTGGGAGGGCGACATCGCCTTTCTCCTGCAAGGCGAGAGGATAACAACCGCCTTCAATTTTGAGATCCCAAGTCCGTTCGAGCCGAGCAAGAACCCCTGCGATCATCGCATCGATCTCAGAGCTGAAGTCGATCCCTCCCGCTTTCCCGCCGACCCGCTGGTAGACGCCATGTCACCCGTTCCCCAAAACATGGGGGACCAGGCGGTGTTCACCTCGCAACAAGACCTCTCCATCGTCCTCGCGACACTCGCCAGGATGTCGGGCCCAACGCGGCTCCCGATCGCTCCGTTCTGGAGCTTTCGACCCGACAAGATCATCAGATCCCTCGGATACACCAATGTCCAGCCTCTCGTCCTGACCGGCGTGCGGGCCAAGGACAAGCGGTTCGTTGATCAGGTCCTGGAGGCCGCTCCTTACCTGCCCCGCCGGCTTGTCTTGCAGGGCGAACCCACCCTCGTCCTCCGGCCGGAGGCGAGACGAACAATCAGTACTCTAGGGCAAGTGAATATCGCCGACCTCGTGTCCCTACCTTGGGAGGCGTACGGCGCCCATTTGCTCAAACAGCACATGCTTTCAAAAGGACACTGAACATGAAACAGTCAAACGTCATCGCCGCCGTCTTCCACACCTCCGAGTACAATCGCTCGAAGAAGTACCACTATTTCTGCCCGTACCCAGTCGCCGTGAACGACCACGTCATCGTCGACAGCCCGTATGGCGGCTACACCTGCGTCAAGGTCGTCGACATCCTCCCGAACGGCTCGGTCAAGGCGACCAAGCGCGTCATCCAGGTGGTCGACGACACCGATTACAAGGCGGCGGCCCAGCGCGAGCAGCGCATCGCCGAGATCGAGGCCGCGCTCGACAAACGCGCCAAGGAGTACTCGAAGCTCCAGTTCTTCAAGCAGCTCGCCGCGGTCGACCCGACCGTCAGGCAGCTGGTCAACGAGCTGGACACGTTGGTGGCATGAGCGATCACCATCGCTTCTGCCGGATCAGGTACTGGAAGAGGAACGGAGATGGTTTTCTCAGTTCCTCCTCCAAGGACGAGGACTGGGACGAGTGCGTGGTAGGGCCACTGAGCACCTACTCCCCCTACGGCGAGCAGCGTTTCAAGCGAGACCCCAACTCTGAGTACCAGATCCAGAGTCTCGTCTCCCTTTTGCGCCAGGCCTACGAACTCGGCCAGCGCGCCAAGCTCCGTGAAATCCAAAACACCCTGGGGATCAACTCATGATCGACCACGACCTGAAAGTCCTGCGGTCCATCGCAGGCGACCCTGACGCGATCGACGGATGGGGCGCCGCTGTCGGCGCCTCACTCGGCTATCTGCAGGGCTCCGGCTACGTCACCCGGGGCATGGCGCCGATACTCACCGACAAGGGCTGGGCCTATCTGCGCGCCGAGGGCATCGAGATCCCCGGCAAGCTGGAGAGCTTCGAAGGCCAGCTCCGGCGCGTCCGAAACGCCAGCCGTGACGGCTGGTACCGCTTCCACGAGCACCGCGATCGCACGGGCTACTGCGACAATCCTGCACGAGGGTACTGACATGATGACCATTCGGGAGTTCAGCCACAAGGCTGAAGCCATCTCCAAGGCCTCTGCCCGCTACGAGCAGCTCCACAAGGCACTCCATTGGCTGGACGAACACGAGAAGGGCAACGACATCAAGCCGGTCTTCAGTGGGCACATAGCGTCATGCTGCACCGGCTACAAAGAGCTCATGGAGTTGTTGGGCGAACTCAGCCAGAGCCGGATGAAGGACATCATCTGGGAGTTCAAAGATTTCGCCGCCAAACAGCTCATGGAGCTCGACAAGAAGTATGGCTGACCTCCTCTTCTTCGAGCAGGCAGTCAAGAACGCCGACGAAATCCAACTCTACGAGAGCCCCGGCTTGGTCGAGGATGGATGGTATCGCTATGAGGACAGCTCGTCGTCCACGCCCTCCATCCACCTGCGCCGGTTCCGGGTGCTCCGCGAGACGCCGAAGGGCGTTTGGCTGGACGACTGGAGCCGGGAACGGTTCGTCCTGAAGGACGCCAACAAGCGCTGGGCCTACCCGACCATCGAGCTCGCCCGCGAGTCCTTCCTGATCCGCAAGCGCCGGCAAGTCCAGCACCTGAAAATCTATCTTGAGCACGCCGTGGCTGTGCTCACAGCAGCGGAGAAATTCTTCAATGGGTAGCACCAACGACAAAGCCTGGGTGCCCGTACGAAACGGCCCCTTCTACTGCTCGCCCCGGTGTGGTGGTGGCAAGTTCTGTCGCCATGAATGGTATGTGGCGGCCAAGCGCAACGCCGAGGCTCTTGCCGCCCGGATGGGCGACGGCTGGCAGGTCAAGATCTGGGAGAACCTTGGCTGGCACTACACGGTGGAAAAAGGCCACGTGACGATCCACGTCAACGAGGACCGCAACGCGCCGTTCGACCCCCAAGCCGGCTATCCCGTCCGCTCGTATTCGGCATGGATCCAGCCAGGTGTCGTGATCGCCGACCATGTCATCCAGATCATCGAAGCCGCTGAGAACCCTGAAGACGCTTTGGGCTTCGCAGTCCAGGCGGCGCGCACCGCGATGTCTCGCATGGCCGCGGCTCTGGAGGCTTTGCACGAGGTGACCGATGGATGACGGCGTCTCGCTCCGCGATTACCAGATCGCCGACCTCGCCTACTATATCCGCAACCCGAAGTGGCTGAACCTGTCCGACCCGGGCACGGGTAAGACCCCTTCGGTGTGCGTATATCAGTGGTGGCTGTGGAAGGAGCATGGCGTCGGTTCTGCGTTCGTCATGCCCCTTTCCCTGCTCAAGAAGAACCGGGACGAGATCCTCCGCTTCACGAATTTCAAACCCGATGAAGTGACGATCGTCACGGGCCTTCGGCCGCTGTCACCCGCCCAACAGAAGCTCGCAGAGACGTTGCTCGAGTGGGACCACACCCGACGCAAGTACGAGCTGTTCGGCTCGCAGAAGGTCACCTTCAAGGCACTCCTTACCGCCGGCGTGGCCCGCAAGGACATGACCATCGACCGGCGGATGCTCACGGCCAGGACCAAGCTGCCGTACGAGCTCGCCAACCCCGGCAACACCAAGGTGTTCCTGATGGGGTTCGATGCCTTCTCGACCCACTGGGAAGCACTGCCGCGGTTCGTCAAGGCGGTCCAGGTCGACGAGATCCACAAGGGCTACAAGGGCGATGCTTCGCAGCGCACGCAGGGCTTTTACGACTCCTTCTTCAGGGGTCCGATGGAGTATTTCGGCGGGATGACGGGCACGCTGGTCTCCGGCCGCCTGGACAGCGCCTACCCCGCGATCCGCGTGATCGAGCCGCGCTACTACCCCTCCTACAAGGGTTTCTACTACTACCACTCGATCGAGGACCCGATCACCGGGAAGCTCAAGGCGTGGCGCAACCACGAGAAGCTGTCGGCCATCTTCGGCAAGCACGGCATCCGCCGGACCTTCGAGATGGTTTACGGCAAGGAGGCCAAGGTCATCATCCCCGAGTGGGTGGAGATGTCCGAGAAGCAGCGCGAGATCTACAACAAGTTCAAGGACGAAGCCTTCGTCGAGTTGGAAAAGTTCTACCTCGACGGCACCCAGCCAGGTGTGGGCTTCATCCGCGCTCGCCAGATCATGGAGCATCCGAACGTGTTCCCGGATCTGTCCGACCCGGAGAGCGGGAACACCATCGACATCATGAAGGGCTCCCGCTGCGGAAAGGAGGAACGCCTCGACATCCACTTCGAGGACCACGCCCGCACCGGCAAGCCGCTGATCGTCTACGCCGCGCTCAAGCCCCAGCAGTACCGGATCCTGGAAATGGCCCGTGCCTACGGGCTGAAGGCTGACATCCTGAATGGTGACGTCTCGCCTAAGCAACGAGGCGAAATCGACTTGGCGTTCCGTGAGGGCCGCCTGAACTGCATCATCGCCTCGCCGGCCGTGGCCGACGTGGGCTTCAACTGGCAGTTCTGCGGTGACCAGGAGGTCGATCACATGATCTTCGCCTCGCTGGACTTCCTCGACACGACGGTTCTGCAAGCCTACCGGCGGGCGATCCGTGGCAAGCGTGGCTCTCCGCTGCGCATCACGGTCCTGCTCTACGAGGACAGCCTAGATAACCGCATCACGTTCATCATCTACCAGAAGAGCTTGGACGCTCACAAGGTGGACCCGACGCACGAGGTGCTGAAGCTCTACGAGCACAACATAGAAGGAGAACAAGAGCTGAAAGAGGCCGCATAAAAAGAACGCGGTACTCTAGGACAAGAACAAAAGGCCCGTCGCAATTCGGCGGGCCTTTCTTATTTCAAGCCTACCGCACGCCGCGGTGATGAAAACGCAAAACGAAGGAAACTGTGAATGAACAATATCGACGCTGCCATCAGCCAGGCCACCGCCGCCGCCGCCAACATCCCCCAGGAAAATGCGAACAACAACGTCGGCACCGCCGTCGCTGCCGCTTCGCAGAACCAGGGTGCTGTCGCCACTGCCGGACGCCCGATGGGACTGGACGACGCAATGGCGGGTGCCGTCGTGGTCGATGAATGGCTGAAGGTGAACGAACACGGCCTGCAGATCGGCGCCAAGAAGCCGCTTCTGGAAGAGTTCAGGGCGCGGATCGACCTGTCCGACGTCGGCTACAGCGAGTCGGTCAAGTACGGCAACCCGGCCACCTACCGGAAGACCTACGACCGCGTGATGACCACGGACGGCGCGACCTGGGCCCGGGCCCTGTCGGAAGCCCGTGCGGTGGACCCGAAGGCCCGCCCGTACAAGTCCGCTGACATCCAGATGGAAATCCTGGACGACATCAAGCTGAAGGACGAGACGGTTTCGGCCGGCACCATCCTCGGTCACTCGTTCTCGACGACCGGCTTCAAGAGCTTTGCGAAGCTCGTGAAGCAGATGACCAAGGACGGTGCTGACCCGGCCGGCGACACGATCGAGGTCACGGTGGGCTACTTGGAGCAGGCTTCCAACGGCAACACCTGGGGCATCCTCGACTTCCGCGACTACAAGGTCGTGGGCTGACCCCTCCAGCCGGGGTCGGCCTCTGATCCAAGCTCCCCGGCTTAGTGATCGGGCGGGGTAACTCCCGCCCGATTTTTTGTTTCAACTCCCGGAGAACATCATGGACGAGAATGAAAACAGCCAAGTCGTGGCTGCTGGACAACTGCGTGCTTTCATCGAACGCATCGAGCGGCTCGAGGAAGAGAAATCCACGATCAGCGACGACATCAAGGAAGTCTTCGCCGAGGCCAAGGGCACCGGCTTCGACACCAAGGCGATGCGCAAGATCATCGCCCGTCGCAAGCTCGACGCGGCGGAGCGCCAAGAAGAGGACAGCATCCTCGAACTGTACGAGGAAGCGCTCGGCATGGCGACGGCCGAGGCCGAGTGATGGAGCGCCGTTCCTTCCTCAAGGCGTTGGGGCTCGCCGCCGTCTTGCCGGCGGCGGCGGCATCCGTCGCCAAACCGGCGGCTAAGCCCCTGGTTTCGAGCGCCGCCGACGACACCTCCGTCAAGACGGTGTTGCTACGCGATTTGCAGATCGGCACGATCCATGCCGGCGTGCTCCACGCCCCCGGCATGGATATCAACCTCACCAAGGGTCACCTGGAGTTCTTCGGGTGATCCGCCTGTACGACATGAACTCGTACCTGCGCGTCGAGCTGGAGACTGACGTCTCCGGCTTGGCGCCACGCAACTTCATGCAGGACGTGTTCGCCTGTCCCGACCCAGTGATCTGTGTTTGGGACGGTCCAAAGGGAAGCCAGACCCGCCGCGATATTTTTCCGGGATACAAGGTCGGCCGTAAGGCACCGGACTCCGGCATCTACAACGGCTTCCACCTCACCCAAAAAGCCCTGGAGCACTCGAAGGCGGTTCAGATCAAGGTCCCCGGCTACGAGGCCGACGACGTGCTGGCCCTCCTCGCCCGCCGCTACGCCGCCAGGGGCCACCTCGTTGCGATCTACTCCAACGACAAGGACATGTGGCAGCTCGTCGGGGAATTCCCGAAGAACGTTGTGTGTGGTGCCAACCCGATCAAGGGTGTCGCGCCCAAACACACCCGGCTTTTCAAGACCTGGTGCGGGGACTCGTCGGACAAGATCCCCGGCGTCCCGCGCTTCGGCGAGAGCCTCTGGTTGGAGAACGGCCCCGATCGCCTCCAGCGCGCCACCGACAAGATCTTCGCCGGCCAGGATGGCTGGCAAGCCGGCGTGAAGCTCCAGCCGAAGATGCTCGCCTGGATCGAGCAGAACCCCGAGCAGCTGAAAATCTACTGGGACATCGTCGGTTTCCTCGACGTCCCGGAGGAGCTCGTCACCGAGCACACGATGATCGGTCAGCCCGACTACGCGAAGGCCGATGCCTCACTGAAGGAGTTCATGCAATGACGATCAAGACCGTGCTGGTCGACGCCCGCAACGTCGACCAGTTGATCCCCCACATCGTCACCCAGGTGAAGGCTAACCCCTTCAACGGCCTGGACTGCGAAACGCAGGACGATGCGCGCCACGACGGCCTGAACCAGTTCATGAGCGTCGATCCGGCGAGCCGGAAAAAGTCCAAGGCCAAGAAGCTGGTGTTCGACATGCGCCGGACGGTCATGACCGGCTTCTCGATCTATCCCGAGACATCCGACACGGCCTACTACCTGAACCTGGCGCACGCCGACGTGGAGAACCGCATCCCGTGGGAAGCTGCCAAGGCCGTGCTCGACGCCAAGGCGGCCGATGCGTTCTGGATCGCGCACAACGCGCCCTACGAGTTGAGCGCATTCAAGTCTTGTTTCGACTTCGACCTGCCGGAGATCATCTGCACTCTGCAGATGTGTGTGTCGGCCTACGGTCCCGACGAATATGACATCAACAATTTCCGCTACGCCGGCCGCGGCGCCTTCGCTCCCCTGATCCCGCAGATGATGCAACTCTGCTCGCAGGGTGGCTTCGACGTCGAGAAGGGAGACTTCAACGACAGCCGCCTGGCCGAGATCGTCTATTCGATCATCGGCAAGCAGTCGAAGGCGGCGCACAGCTACAACGGTTACGTCAACGATCTGGCCTACGGCTACGGCCTGAAGAAGGCAGTCAAATCGTGGTTCGGCCACAACATGACGACCTTCGAGCAGGTGTTGGGCGACAAGGCTCACATGGGTGAGCTCACCGGCGAAGAGGTCGCCGACTACGGCGCCGACGACGCCTACTGGGCACTGCGCCTCTTCCGTCGACTGCTCCAGTACATGGTCGACACCAACCGCGACGTCACCCAGACGTTCTTCAACCAGGAAAACCCGATGGTCCACCTCTTCGCGCAGATGCGCCAGGTGGGCATGAAGGTCAACTTCGACAACATTCTGGCTCGCCGAGCCGAGGAACGGGAGAACACCGCCGAGGTCCTTCGCCGGACCAAGACGAGCGTGAAAGCACTGCTGCCGTTCCCCGAAGAGCGCCACCCCGGGCTGGAGAAGCGGGACAGCTGGTATCAGAAGAGCGCCGACAAATATCGCAAGCAGGTCGAGGACTGGTCCAAGCTGCCGGACGAGGCAGACGCCTTCAAGCAGTGCTTGCAGGTTCGCGGCGCCGTGTCGAATGCCTGGGCGTCCGAGCGGGGCTACCCTGAACCGAAGGGGGTCAACCTCTCGCACTACATGCCCATGCGGACGATCTTCTATGACCTGACCGGCACCAAGGTGATCGTCAGCCAGAACAAGACGCAGTCCGACGCCGAGGCGCGCGGTAAGCTGATCGACCGGTTCAAGGAGGACGGCCACGAGATGGCCAAGAACCTCCTCGTGTCGATGGGTGAGCTCGCCAGCATCGAGCAGCGCATGAAGCTCTACCTGACGCCCTACAGCCAGCTCACCGACCCGGAGACCGGCCGGATGTATCCGACCGTCACCTCCATGCTGGCATCCCGGCGCATGGCCTGTGAAGACCCGAACGCAATGCAGCTCGCCAAGCGTGGCGAGAGCACCTACGTCCGCGGCTTCTTCGAGGGCGACAACGAGAACCACCTCGTCCTCTCCCGCGACTGGTCGGCCGTCGAGCTCGTCATCATCGGCGAGTTGAGCCAAGACCCGGTGTTCATCGACGCCTACTGCCAGGTCCCGCACAAGGATCTGCATCTGGGCTCGGCGACTGCGGTGTTGGCGGCCGACTGCGAAGGTCTGACCGAGGGCGTCTTCAAGGCGCTGGCCAAGTTCAGCAACGTGGACGAGTTCCTGGAGCAGTTCGGCCACACCTTCACTAACCACGATCGGATGTTCACCAACCTCAAGGGTGAGCCGCTCGAGCCGGCGAAGGCCTACAAATACTGGCGTACTGAGGCCGGCAAGAACTCGAACTTCAACTACTGGTTCTCGGGCTGGCTGGCGACCATCGGTGAGCGGATGGGCTGGTCCCAGGAAAAGACCAAGATGGCTACCGAGCGTTATCGGGATCGCTTCTCGGTCGCCGAGGGATGGCGCACCGGTTTGATCGAACAGATCGCCCGTGAAGGCGTCGTCCACCTGCCGGACAGCCACCGCCGTGTTCGGTGGGAGGCCACCAACCAGTGGATGATGTCGTTCAAGCAGAAGTTCGACATGGGCAACGGCGCCGAGCTGGCGAGCTACAACGCGCTCGTCCACTGGATCGCGAAGAAGATCCAGAAGCGAGCCCATAACCAGGGTGTCAACTCGGTCGTCCAGGGCACCTGCGCCACGATCGCCAAGCGCACTGCGCTTCGCGTCATGGCGAGGATGAAGGAGATGGGTTGGGACTTCCGCATCATGCGGCTCATGGTCCCGATCCACGACGAGCTCGTGTTCTCGATCCACCACAAGCATGTGCTCGACGGCATCCAGATGCTCGGCGAGTGCATGAACAACCACCCGGACATCTTCAAGGCCTGCAAGCTCGACAGCTCACCGGCCCTGGGTGTCACCTTCGAGCCCTACGACGCGAAGAAGGCACCGGGCGGCCAGATCGAGCTCTACGAGGCGCCGAAGCTCCCCGGCGTCCTGCCCGAGGACACCGAGGGCAACCGCCTGAACGACGACCAGGTCTTGGCCGTCGTCGACTACCTGATGTTCCAGAAACGCAAACTCATCAAGGAAGCCGCATGACATTTGAGGAGGAACTGGTGGGGCTACGGCCCCACCTCTTCCGGCAGGCAATGAAGCTCGCCCGGACCATCGAAGGGGCCGAGGATCTTGTGCAGGACACCATGGTGAGGGCTCTCACCAACAAGGACAAGTTCCAGCCCGGTACAAGCCTTGGGGCTTGGACCTTCACCATTCTGCGGAACCACTTCTTCTCGGGAGCGCGCCGTGAAGGCCGGATTATCGACGACCCGGGTGACTTCCATGCCAACGCGATGGCGATCGAGGCGCCACAAGAACACCGGGAGGAGTTCAGGGACTTCTGCTCCGCATTTCGCTCCCTCCCGCACAAGATGCAGCAATCCCTCTACCTGGTGGGAATGTTGGGCCACGAATACGACGAGGCCGGAGAGATCCTTGGTGTGCCCACCGGCACGATCAAGAGCCAGGTTCATCGAGCAAGAACGAAACTGGAGAAGATACTCGCATGAAGCTGCGGCTGATCGCTCGTCATATCCGTGACGACCAAGACTACGAGATCGAGGACATCGATCCCGATGCCGACGTCCAAACCCTCCTCTCCCGAATGGAAGAGGAGATCAAAGCCAATCGAGCCGAGGGCTCGAACTGGCGCTTTTCCATCCAGCCCACTGAGGAGGCTTACAGATGAGCATCATCACCGCCAGGGCGAAGCTCCTGGCGATTGCCGATCGCGCACCCACCGAACTCGGCGTCGAGATCATCGATATCGTGGAGCAGGAAATGTTCCGGGCGCCGCCCATCCGGAAGGCTCGCAGCAAGTCGACCAGCCTCACCGAGGGCATGCGCCGGCGCATCAAGCGCTACGCCCACGAGAACCCCGACGCCACGTTCCACGAGATCGCCACCCACCACAACGTGTCGATCGGCCGCGTCTCCGAAACCCTCAACGACAAATACCCCACCAGAAAGGCCGCCATCCAGTGATTTCATCCAATCCCATCTACAAGCTCGACACCCAGGGCCGTCTCCGCAGCTGGCGATACGAGGTCGACAGCAACCGGTGGCGCTCGATCTCCGGCCTGGTCGACGGCGCTCAGACGCCCACCGACTGGACGGTCTGCTTTGCCAAGAGCCAGGAGACCAACGAGGCCCAGGCCCGGTTCGAGGCCGACGCCGAGGAGCGCAAGAAGCTCGAGCGCCAATATCACCGGACGCCCGAGGCGTGCGCCACGCCGAACTTCTTCGAGCCGATGCTCGCCAAGAGCTACAAGGGCAAGGTCCAGTTCCCGATCGCCAGTCAGCCGAAGCTCGACGGCATCCGGTGCATCGCCCGCGCCGAGGGCCTGTTCAGCCGCCAAGGCAAACCGATCGTCTCCGTCCCGCACATTGAGGCCGAGTTGGCGCCGCTCTTCGTCGCCGACCCTGACCTGGTGCTCGACGGTGAGCTCTACAACCACGATCTGAAGGCCGACTTCGAGCAGATCGTCTCGCTGGTCCGCAAGCAGGAACCGAACCCGGCGACCGCCGGCGTGGTCCAGTACCACGTCTACGACATCCCGTCGTTCGAAGGCACGTTCTTCCAGCGCGCCCCGGTCTACAACGCAATGCTGCAGGGGTACACGCACGTCTTTCCGGTCGAGACCCGCATCGCCTTCAACCAGGCCATGTTCGACAAGGACTACGAGGAGTTCCTGGAGGGCGGCTGGGAAGGCCAGATGGGGCGGCTCGATGCCATCTACGAGATCGGCAAGCGCTCGGCCCACCTCCTGAAACGCAAGGAGTTCCAGGACGCCGAGTTCAAGATCGTCGAGGTGTGCGAGGGCCAGGGCAACTGGTCTGGCTACGCCAAGCGTCTCACCGTCGAGCTGCCGGACGGGCGCACCTTCGGCGCTGGCATCGCCGGCACGCAGGACTTCTGCCGTAAGCTATTGGAGGAGGCCACCGAGTGGGTCGGCCGCCAGGCGACGATTAAGTTTTTCACCCCGACCGGCGACGGCATCCCGCGGTTCCCGGTTGCCATCAAGTTTCATGAAGGAGCGCGCCTGTAATGGAAGACACCCCCGAACAGCGGGCCAAATATGAGGCCTTGCGCGACTACAACAGACGCTCGTTCGAGCTGGAGGAGATGCGCCAGTTCTCCAAGGCCGCCACAAGCGGCCAGGGCAACCGCAAGCAACGCCGGCAGATGCAGGCCGAGCTCAACAAGATGATGAGGAAACGCTAATGGGCTTCCCCGCACCATTCGTCGGCTCTCGGCCGATCGCAGCACCAGAGGGCCGGGACGACATCCTCCCGGGCCACTTCTTCACCAACAGGCGCTTCGTCGTCAGCGCCTGGCAGCTCACCCCCGAGGAAGTCGCCGTGATCAACCACAACGGCGGCAAGATCTTCGTGGCCGTGGGGACCGGCGAGGCCTTCTACCCGACGCTTGTCGGTTCCTCGGAGTCGGTCAGGATGATGCTGATCGACTACGGCGGCACGTTCCCTAGCCAGCCGGTGGAGGTGCTTGTTTGAAAACTCCCTATCACCAGGCTCTCCACGCGTGTGGGGAGCGATACCGAGAGATGCTGTCCACCGACAAGGACAACGCTCTCTGGAAGTTCAACGCCGAATTTCTGGTGGGGTGCCAGGTGGGACTGCCGATCTGCAAGCTGAACCGTTGGCTTGGGTATATCCAGGGGCTCCTGATCGAGCGGGGATACACCACCGTACAGACCGAGCGCGATTGGACCCGCCCATTTTTCCGCCCTCTCGATTATCCGCAGGAACAAGCATGAAACAATATCACGACATCCTCCGCCACGTCCTCACCAACGGCGTTGACCGCGGAGACCGCACTGGAACCGGCACTAGATCTGTGTTCGGCTACCAGATGCGCTTCGATCTCGCCCAGGGCTTCCCGCTGCTGACGACGAAGAAGCTCCACCTCAAGTCAATCATCCACGAACTGCTCTGGTTCCTGGCCGGCGACACCAACGTCAAATACCTGAACGACCACGGCGTCACGATCTGGAACGAGTGGGCCGACAAGCACGGTAATCTCGGCCCGGTCTACGGCGAGCAGTGGCGCAGCTGGGAATGGTACGACAATCACAGAGGCTGGCAGACCATCGACCAGATCACAGACGTCATCCACGATCTGATCCGCAACCCAGAAGGCCGCCGGCACATCGTCACGACCTGGAACCCGGCCGAGATCGGGTACATGGCCCTGCCACCATGTCACTGCCTGTTCCAGTTCTACGTCTCGGAAGGCCGGCTTTCCTGCCAGCTTTACCAGCGTTCCGGCGACATCTTCCTCGGCGTGCCGTTCAACATCGCCTCCTACGCGCTGCTGACCATGATGGTGGCGCAGGTGACCGGGCTCCAGCCGGGAGAGTTCATCCACACGCTGGGTGACGCACACATCTACCTGAACCACTTCTCCCAGGTTCATGAGCAGCTCCGGCGCGCGCCGAAGCCGTTGCCGACGATGTGGATCAATCCGGCCGTCACGGACATATTCTCTTTCAAATTTGAGGATTTCCGGCTGGACAACTACGTCGCTGACGCTAGCATCCCGGCGCCAATTGCGATTTAGGAGCAGGACGTGGGCAAGTTCTATGTCGTCACCGAGGACGGCCGACGCTACGAAAGCGACAGCCAAGCTGAGGCCCAGCATTGGGTCGAGTACGCAGTGAAGGCGTTGAACCGCATTGGTGCTGGCATTGTAATCACCGACTGGTCGCCGGAGCTGGGTGACTTCCTGCGGAAGCTCAGTGAAGAGTATCCACGAGTAAAACTAAGCTTGTCCTATAGTACGGACAAGATCTGACATTTTCGACCACATCAAGGGCGCCCATATGCGCCCTTGATGGCAAAGAACACCGGCAAACCTTCCGAACAAGCATTCGAACGCACATGGCTCAAGCTGGGGAAATCCGCTTGGGTCTGGCGAGTACCAGACGCGGCCGAAGTTAGAGGCCGCACGGGCAACATCGGCACTACAAGGCCGGCGCCCAGCGACTATGTGGTCGTCCGAAATGGTGCTCACTTCGCCGAGGTCAAATCGACACTCGACGACACCGCGTTCCGCTTCTCCCTGCTTCGTCCGAAACCGTCTGCGATGGCCGCCATGATCCTGTCGGCTGGAGGCGACTACCTCGTCTACATCCACCGGATCCTCACCGACGAGTGGTTCTGCATCCCGTACCAGATGATCCGGGACCATTCGGCACGCTCACTCACCTGGAAAGAACTCGAAGGACACAAATGGAAACTCGCAACCTCGACGTGATGGTCGACATCGAAACGACCGGCACGCACCCCGAGCACAATGGAATGATCCAGCTCGCTGCGGTGCGCTTCAACGCCCAGACCATGACGGTGGACGCTTCCGACATGTTCGACCGCTGTCTGTCCATCGCACCCGGCCGCTTCTGGGAGGAGTCTACCCGCGCATTCTGGCAGGGCAAGAACCAGAATGTCTACCGGCAGATCTGCGCCCGCATGGAGGACCCGTTCCTCGTCCTGAAGGCGTTCCAGGAATGGGCCAACAAGGGTCGTGCGCCATCGGATGCACCGCTCCGTTTCTGGGGCAAGCCGACGAGCTTCGACTACTCGTTCGTCCAGTCCTACTTCCGGCAGTTCAACCTGCACCTGCCGTTCCACTACCGCTACGCCCGCGACATGAACAGCTACATCGCGGGCATGCTGGGTAACCCCGACCACCCGGAAATGAAGCATGTCCCGTTCAGCGGTGATCTGCACAATGCGTTGCACGACGTACTCCACCAGATCAAGTGCATCTTCGTCGCCAAACAGGAGGCTCAACCTGCATGAACCGCATAACCGAGATTGAGATCGGCACCGTGAGTGTTGGCATCCTGGGTGACCCCCATCTAGGCCGCGCGTTTGTGCGCGGGGTCTCGCTTGAAAAGCGTGGTCTCCGCGAGAAGATGGTGATGGAGGACTTCCAGCAGCGCCTCGCCGGCTCGGGCCAGTACGACGTCTTCATCTGCATGGGCGACTTGTTCGACAAATGGGCTGTGTCCTATGGCGTCGTGTTCCAGGCCGCGTTGGCGTTCCTCAACGCAGCAAGCGCCAACCCACGAACCGAGTATATCGTGATCGCCGGCAACCACGACATCTCCAGGGATCTGGAGAAGAAGGGTGCGCTTGATCTCTTCCACCTGATCGTTCGAAGCCAGAAGAACATCTTTGTGGTTGAGCACTCCATGAATTCCTTCCAGTTGAGGATCGGGGGGAAAATGTGTGGTTTCTTCCCCTTCCACCCGACCAAACCTGCGGCCGAGCTGGTGACCGAGAAGGTCGACATCGCCTTCGGCCACTGGGACACGATCTTCGGCGACAGCAACCTGATCCCCACCAAGAAGTTGGCCGAGATGGGTTGCGAGGTCGCCTACACCGGTCACGTCCATCTGCCGGACGAGTTCACCCGCGACGACGTCAAAGTCGTCCAGGTCGGCTCGATGCAACCCTACGCCCACGGCGAGGATAATGGCGAGATGTACGTCACGCTCGCGCTCGACGAGCTGGAGGGCAAAGACCTCCGCGACAAGTGCATCCGTGTCCTCCTCGCCCCCGGCGAGCGCCTGGATGTGGAAGTGGACTGCCTGCAGCTCACAGTCCAGCGCGTCGGCGCCAATGAGGAAGAGACGGAAGAGGTCACCATGGGCGACTTCGATCTGATGGCCCTCTTCGGCCAGGCGTTCGAGGAGGCCGGCGTGCCGACCGAGGTCCGCGGTCAGATCCTGACCCGGTTCGAGGAGGCGCGCGTTGCCGAGTAAAGAGCAGATCGTCAAGGCCATGGACGAGTGGCTCTCCACGGAGGGCCTTCATCCAGCCGAGGTCGGAATGATCGACGAACTCAAGCGCGCCGGTGGGGTGGGAGAATTCGCATTCCAAGCCGCGGCGAACCTCTTCGCGGAGGCCATGCCCGACATCGTAGAGAGCGCCGTCGCCAAGGCGCGCGCCCAGGGCAAGTGCAGGGACTGGCCGGCGTGAGGATCAAGACTCTTCCCCCCACAGAATTTCTTCGGGAGTGTCTCGACTACAACCCAACAACTGGTGAGCTCCGGTGGAAGGTCCGTCCACCGGAGCATTTTCCTAACAAGAAGGCCTGGGCCACCTGGAACGCCCGGTGGTCGGGCAAGGGTGCATTCAACGCTCCACATAAGAAGGGCTACCGGTATGGGACCTTAACGTGGGGCGGAAAGTCCAATCACCACCTAGCACACCGGGTAATCTGGAAGCTTGTAACCGGCGAGGATCCGGTTGGGGATGTTGATCATTGGAACCTCAACAAGGCCAACAATCGGTGGAGCAATCTGCGCGATGCAACCGGAACCAACAATCAAGCCAACTCGCCACGACAAAGCTAACAATACTTCTGGCTTCAAGGGCGTCACCGTGACACCAAAAGGCCGATACGTAGCTAGGATAAAGGCTAGGTCAAAACATATACACTTGGGGGTTTTTGATACTCCCGAGCAAGCTCATGCTGCCTACTGCCAGGCGGCGAACACTCACTTCGGAGAATTTGCAAGATATGCTTAATTCGCTTGAATATTCGGTGCAGTTTCCATCCACAGGCCGCACTCTGGCCAACGACATAAACTTCCAGTCGGGGTTCGGCGCGATCGTTGGGAAAAACGAAAGCGGCAAATCATTCATCCTGGAGATGATCCGTTACTCCCTCTTCGGCACCTCCGCCCTACGTGGCAAGGCTGAAGACTACAAGAGCCTCAAGGCTACCTTGACCTTTGCGGCCAAGGGCGAGACCTACACGACGAAGCGGACGATCACCACTGCTCGGATGTTCCGCGGGGATACCGAGATCGCCAACGGCCAAAAGGCGGTGAACAGCAAGGTTGCTCAAGTCCTGGGCTTCGGCCTCGATATCTTCGACACCGCTTGTGCGTCTACACAGGGTGACATCGAGAAACTCGGCGCCATGACCCCGGCCGAAAGAAAACGTGCCGTCGACTCCGTCATCGGCCTGTCCGTGATCGACGAGCTGGCCAAGTGGTGCGGCCAGGAGGCCAACAGTCTGGCCTCGGTGGTTTCCGGTATGGAAGACGGTCTGGTGAAGCCCGCCAAGCCGGAGCAGCCCGAGAGCTACATCGAGAGCTCCAAGATCGACCTGGGCGAGCTGCGTGCCCTGAACGACGAGCTGAACCAGGTCCGGGGCCGGCTCAAGCAGACCCGGATGGCCAAGCCTGTCGAACCGATTGCACCCTGCAACCAGTCTGCCGGCGAGATCGAGCAGGAGCTGGATATGGCCTGCGCCTACGAGCAGGCCCAGGCCGAACTCAAGCGGTTGCCCGCGCCGCCTCCGGAGTTCTCCGAGGAAGGTATCGACGACTGGGAGCTGCGCGAGAAGATCCGCCGGGGCTATCCGACGATGATGACAGCCGAGCAGATCGCCAAGGCCGACGCTGACGCCGAGCTGGTTCGCCAGTTCGAGAAACGGGATCACCTGCGGAAGCAGTACGAGGATCTTCGTGCTGTCGGCATGCATACTTGCCCGTCATGCTCGTTCGAGTGGCCAATGGAGGCCGAACGGGTCAACGCGGTGGCCGAGAAGCTGGCCGTTGCAGAAGAGCTCCTGGAGGGCCTGGAGCGCCCCGGCAAGCCCGACATGGTCAACGTCGATGTGGCCCGTCGCCAGCTGCAGGCGTTCGACAAGGTCAGGGAAGATTGGGAACGCGTCAAGGACACGCCCCAGCCCGTCCACACGCGCCAGCAGGTGGCGCAGTTCCAGGCCGCCAAGGAGGCCCAGGGACGCCGTGCAGAGCTCGAGGCCGTGGAGCCGGTCTCGGCTGACAGCAAGACGCTCAACGCCCTCTGGCGAGACCGCTTGGCCTACGAGCACGAGCTTACCACCTACGAGGCTCGCATGGGCGAATGGGAGGCCCAGGACCTCCTGTTCGTCAAGGACAAGGTCCGCGAGGCGGAGCTGACCGAGGTGCCAGCCCAGCTGACGGCCCTGGAGAAGGTCTACGAGCAGGCCAAGATCTACGAGGACCGCCTCGCGACCTATAAGCGCGACCTCAAGATCTACCAGGATCGCCAGAAGGAGATCAAAGCCAGGAAGGAGCAGGAGCAAGGCTACCGGAAAGGACGTGAGGCGTTGACCATCCTGCGACGGCTCGTCAAACAACACCTGATCCCTTCGCTGAACAAGGTCGCCAGCCACTACATCTCCAAGATGACCGGCGGGCAGCGCAATGTGATCGAGGTGGACGAGGATTTCGAGATCACCGTTGACGGACAACCGATCAATACACTCTCGGGATCGGGCAAGGCGGTTGCAAACCTGTCGCTCCGCCTTGGCCTCGGCCAGGTTCTGACCAACAATGTGTTCTCGGTCTTCCTGGGCGACGAGATCGACGCATCAATGGACGCCGATCGCGCACACAATACTGCTCTTACCCTAGAGTACCTCGCAAGTCGCATCTCGCAGATCTTGCTGGTCAGTCACAAATACCCTCAAGCCGATTACTACATTGAGCTTGAGGCAAATGAAAAGAACATTAATTGACGGACTAGTTGAAGAGGAGATCCGGAAGACGGGCGGCAATCTATCGATGGTCGCCCGTCGTCTGGGTCTCCCGTACCACTCGCTGGTGGCCCGCTACGGCCCAACAGCAATCTCCACCCTCCCGCCTGCATGCCCGCGCCCGGACGACATCAAGGAGCTCGGCCGGCCCCATGCACGCCAGTACGTTGTCGCGATCAAGCGTTGCGGCACCGAATGGACAGCAGAGTTCGACGAGGTGTTGAAGGACGCCCGTCACAAGTTCGATCAGGGCACCCACGAGATGTGCCAGTCGATCGACCAGGGCTGGGTCGTCCAGTACCTGATCCCCCGCCGTCGACCCACCGCGCCGCGGAGGTTCTTCCATGGGAGCTAATGCCATGAAGCACTTCATCTTTGATTGCGACGACGTACTGCTCGACTGGGTCGGGGGTTTCCGCGATTTCCTCGTGGGGATTGGACATGCACCTGCCGAGCCAAGGCCGCGTGATTGGTCCATGGCTGAGTGGATTGGTATCGAAGACGCGGCAACGCTCCGCTTGATCGAGGTCTTCAACTCGTCCCCGGCCTTCGGTCAGCTGAAGCCGTACGATGACGCTCTGGAAATGGTCAGGCAACTGAAGGACGAGGGACACACCCTGACGGTCCTCACCAGCTGCTCGGACGATCCAAACATTGTTGATCTCCGGGTCAAGAACCTCAGGGACTGCTTCGGCGATGTCTTTCCGCGTGTGATCTGCCTGCCTCTCGGCCAGTCCAAGTCCCAGTGGCTTGAGGTTCTGCGCCCTGGCATCTGGATCGAGGACAACTACAAGAACGCCCTCATCGGTCAAGCCGCTGGTCACAAGACGTTCATCTTGCGACGGCCCCACAACAGGAAGCACGAGATCGGGGCCCACAGGGCATTCGTCGTGAACCCCCACGAGATCGGGGACGACATGGTCACCTGGATCGACACTCTGGCGGAGGTGCTCTGATGTCTAATCCCAAGCAAGCCTTCGGCGACAAGAAGCCACCGCTCGGCTACTTCCCGCTCTCGGCCAAGCTCGCCTGCATGGAGGCCCTCTACGACGGTCTCCTGAAGTACGACCCCCACAACTGGCGCGACACCCAGGTCGAGGCAATGACCTATGTCGAGGCAGCGCTCAGGCATCTGGAGCTCTACAAGGTCGGCGAGGAACTGACCCGCGACACCCTGGTCAAGAACCTGGGCGCCGTCATGGCGTGCTGCACGATCCTGATCGACGCAGCGGCCCACGGCACGCTGATCGACAACCGCCGGCACTCGCCGGTCGAGGCCGATCTCCTGCACCAGGGAGAGGAATGGGTCGAGCGCCTGAAGGCGGTCCACAAGGAGCGTCTCCGTCAGCGCCAGCAGGACGAGCTCAAGGTCACAATCGCCTTGGATGAGATCTCGGAAGAGACCGTGCGGAACCTGATGGGCGAACCGCCCGTCAACGACGCGCCGATCGGCACGGAGATCCCCATCGTGGAGGGCTCGGTCGCCTTCGACGGCTTCGTCGCGATGGACGGCAGCTTCCCACCCTGGCCGTACAATCCGCCGCTGTGAACAAGGTCGTTGAGATCTTCACCACGATTACGGCGCTCATCGCCATGATCGTGGTGCCCCCACTGGCCGGCGTCATCGCGTACGGCCTGTGGCTCACCTTTCCCTCCCCCTTCGACATGCAGAACCCCGCGCTCGCCGCCGGTGCCTGGACAGGCATTGTGGTGGCAGCGCTTATCAAACGAGGCTTCGAATGATCAACGGACTTTCTTACAACCAACTCGCCTACGAATGCCACCAGAACAACGCCAAATGGTGGCACGATCTGGAGACCGGCGCGCGCCTTGACCGCGAAAAGGACGAGCTGCTGATGCTCGTCGTTTCCGAGATCGCCGAGGCGATGGAAGGCGAGCGCAAGAACCTGATGGACGACAAGCTGCCTCATCGCCCCGCGGCCGAGGTCGAGCTGGTCGACGCCGTCATCCGGCTGGGTGACTTCGCCGGCGCGTATGGCTACGACATCCGGCAGGGCAACAACGACCCCGACTACCCGTTGTCTGACAACAAGGGTGCAGCTCTCTTCGATATCTCGAAGATGGTCGCGGAGCTGGGGGATTTCTGCGCGAACGACGGCGATTATTTCCCCGAGATCAAGAAGGCGATTGGCGAGCAGCTCTACAACACGCTGGAGCGCATCCAGGAGTACGCTCGCAAATGGAACTACGACCTGAACGGCGCCTATCATGAGAAGACGGCCTTCAACAAGGTCAGGAAGGACCACACCGTCGAACACCGCAAGGGCATCCACGGCAAAAAGTTCTGATACTATAGGGTGAGCAAAACGCATCACTCACATACAAGATTTTGATTTCCTACCTCTCAGTTCCTACCGAACTGAGAGGTTTTTTATGTCCCGAGATTTCTTGCCAGGAATGGGCCAGGGTGTGGCAGAACGCACTGTCGCCCGTCTCATTCTCACCGACGAAGCCAAGGCCCGCCTTGCCGATCGGAAGAGCTCCCACCTCAACCCACAAGACCCCGACTACAAAGCCTGGTGGTCTGCGTTGAGCCTTACCTTCCCCCTGATTAAGATCGTCGACGATCCCAAAGCACCATTTATGGGCTGCAAGCCGGACACCCGGCGCGAGACCTGGGCTGACGTCGCCCTACGCGTGGCCGAGGGCAACGCCTCACTCGACCCACACTGCTACGACCTGGATCCGCTCAACTACCATATCGCGCAGGGAACAATCCTGATGTCCGGCCGGCATCTCCAGCACGGCGACATCCGGCAGAAGGACCGCCCGATGGAGGTCTTCACCAACTGCTCCACCGCGATGTTCCGCGCCATGACCTTCCAGCTGCTGCTCTCGGGCTCCGGCGTGGGATCGAGCTACGACGACGCCCTGATGCTGGTCGATTGGACCAAGCAGCCCCGCGTGGTCTGCGTGATCGACAACACCCACCCCGACGTCCTCTCTGGCCGGATCACCGGCTACATGACCCCGCGCGAGGCCATGCACCTCTATGCCGGCGAGAAGACGATCTACCACATGGTCGGCGACAGCCGTGAGGGTTGGGCGAAGTCCGTCGAGGAGATCGAGGTCGCCACCTACAAGGGCCTGACCGAGCACGTCCTCATCCTCGACTTCACCGAGGTTCGCGGCTTCGGTGAGCCGATCAAGGGCATGCAGAACCGGCCGGCCTCCGGCCCGGGCCCGCTCATGGGTGCCATCGCCAATGTGGCTCGCCTGCGTGGCCTGAACATAGCCAGCTGGAAGGCTGCGATGTTCGCCGACCACTATCTGGCCGAATGCGTTCTCGTCGGCGGCGCCCGCCGTGCTGCGCGCATAGCGACCAAGTTCTGGAAAGACAAGGACATCCTCGAGTTCATCGACCTGAAGCGGCCGATCGAGTTCCTTGGCCGGAGCTGGGACGAGGTCGACGCTATGGCGGGCCTCCCGCAATACGGCTCGTTCCTCTGGTCCTCCAACAACTCCGTGGCGGTCGACGACGAGTTCTACGAGTGCCTCCGCAGGGCCAGGCACATGCTGCGTAACGGCATTGCCCTGACCGGGCTCGAGCAGAAGGCCTACATCCTCAACGCCCAGATGCAGCGCCGCCAGTACCACGACAAGACTGGCGAGACCGGCTTCCTCAACGTCTCGAAGCTCACTGCCAACAAGGCCGACATCGACCGCTATCTGGTCTACCCATTCGCCAAGTTCGGTGGCGACGTCATGCGCGAGATGCAGCTCGCCCTGGCCGAGCTCATCATCGATCACCCCTATCAGTTCATCGTTAACCCCTGCGGTGAGATCGTCCTCTTCATCCTGGGCGGCTTCTGCGTGATCGGCGACCTGGCCCTCTTCCATGCCGGCGACAGCCGGGAGGAAGAACAGGCGGTGCGCCATATCTCCCGCGCCCTTATCCGAACCAACCTGATGCCCTCCATCTACCAGCAGGAGGTCACGCGCACGAACCGCATCGGTGTCTCGTTGACGGGCATCCTGGAGTGGGCCTGGAAGCGGTACGGGCTGACCTTCAAGGATCTGATCGCCATGGATGGTGACGGCATCCAGATCCAGGATGCCAACGGCAACCAAATGACGGCGCCCAGCATCCGCTCGATGCCGTTTTGGCTCCGCATGAAGGAGCTGGCCAACATCGTCGACGAAGAGGCCGGCACCTATTGCGCGGATCTCGGCGTGGCGTTCCCCCACACGCGCAGGACCATCAAGCCCGCCGGCACGACCAGCAAGCTGTTTGGCCTCACCGAGGGCGCTCACCTGCCTCCGCTGCGGGAATACCTCCGCTGGGTGCAGTTCCGCTCTGACGACCCGCTGGTGGCCGAGTACGCCGCCAAGGGATACCCCACCCGCGAGCTCCAGAGCTACAAGGGTACGACGATCATCGGCTTCCCCACGGCGCCGGTCATCTGCAGCATGGGTATGCCAGAGGTCACCACGGCCGGCGAGGCCACGATGGAGGAGCAGTTCCGCTGGCTCCGCCTGCTTGAGACGTTCTGGATCGGCCGCGAGGGCGGCAACCAGGTCTCCTACACCCTCAAATACGATCCCAAGAAGGTCAGCTTCAAGGAATACTCGAAGGTCATGGACCGCAACATCGATCTGGTGCGCGCCGTGTCGGTCCTGCCCCAGGTCGACACCCTGTCCTACGAGTACCAGCCGGAGGAGCCGCTCACCAAGGCGCGCTACGAGGCGATCGTGGCGTCCATCAACGAGCAGATGGCCGAGGACGTAGACAAGGTCCACATCGACTGCGCCGGCGGGGCGTGTCCCGTCGACTTCAACAAGTGAGAAATGGAAGGGCCGCGTCAGCGGCCCTTTTCAATTGGGGGTTTAGCAGGTATGGCTCGAAACAATCCCTAAACAGGCAACAGATAGAAATGCCCAACAAACCCGTCACCCTAGCTTTTTTCACTGAGGATGAGCACGGCCATCTCCATTACAGTGAAAGTCATCTAGCATCCGATTTCGGAGACATCCCCAACATCGGTGATGTAATTATGCTTCCGCCCTACTCGACCGGTCAGAAAATGCACTCAGTGAAGAAGCGTTACTTCAGGCCTGCCGATCCAATCGGGGGAACCCCCGCCATTGTTTTAGTGGTTGATAGTAGAACGATGAGCGACCCAGAGCTAAGTCTTCTCTGATCAGCCCTTTTCACTTGCAGTGGTGTGAGTGAGGCTCGCCCAGCTTGTCGTCCCAGACGATCGAGCTGACGGGGAAGGTCTGGCAGAGCTGGTCCGCAGCCGAGTTGCCCTTCGTGAGATCCTTCCAGGAGACCAGGACCATCAGCTTGTCATCGTCCCAGGAGGACGAGGCCACCTGCTGGACGTTCCAGGTGCCGGCTATACCATCCTCGATCTGCTGCTGGGTCGGCCCAGATCCTTTGACGGCGAACGCGAGGCCCGTGCCCGCGGCGAGAATGGCGACTGCGACGATAAGCTTCTTCATGGGCCCCCCGATACTATAGGAAGACCTATTTAGTGCGTGGCGGAGTCTCGCGCAACAGCTTGGCCAGGATCTTCGGATCGTGGGCCGCATCCACGATCGCGATCAGGCGCTTCCCGCAGGCCGACTTGGTCTTGTCCGAGCGGATGAACTCGTCGATCTTGTCGAAGACCATCAGGTCGTCGATCGACACGCCGGCCGGGAACGGCCCGACCTCCTTGTCGAAGCAGTGACGAATGTCCTCGGGGACGTTGGGCAGCTCAACCTTTCCAGAGGTTGCGCAGCCGGTCAGCAGCATCACCATCAAAACAGGTAGTGCGCGGCTTAGGCGTGATTGCATCACGCTGCTCCTTTGTGTTCTTGTCGTATTGGGCGAGCTTCTCGGCATCGACCACAGCCTGGCTGGAGTCGGCCTCAAGGATCGCGATGTTGGTTTGCAGCTGCGTGATCTGGGTTTTAAGTCCGGCGATCTCGGCCGCCTTCTCGAATTTCGTCCAGCCGTAGCCGACGCCGACCAGGAAGATGCCAACACAGACGGCGGCGCGGAGCAGCAGGAGTGACAACCAGGTCGGCATCAGAGCCCCGACACGCAGAGTTCAGCCTCACCTATGCGCTGGGCATCGCCCATCTCGCGGCGGTTGACGAGGCCCTTAACGACCTTGCCGCCGGCCTTGTTGTAGACGGTCATCGCCAGACAGGCAGCGTGGTAGTCGCCCTGGCGGGTCAATCGGGCAGCCGTCGACTGACAGACACCAGGCTTCTTGGCGGTGCCGTTCGGGCCGAAATTGTAGGCGCCGGAGATCAGCATCGCCTGGAGCGTGATCGGCTTCTTGTCGAAGTCAGCGATGCACTTCGTCAGCGGCTTGTAATAGTCGTTGTAGACGCGCCGGAGCAGGATCTCGTAGCATTCTTCCTTGGTAAAACGCATACCAGGGACCACGGGCTTGCCGTTGATCAGCGTATCACCGTGGCAGATGTCATACCGCTTCGAAAACTTGTCCCAGTGCGAGGCAAGCACCAGGCCCTCCCACGGCATGATGGCATTGTCCACCGCCAGGGTGACGGCAGCCGGCATGGGCTCCTCACCGGGCTTCTTGGCCATCAGGACCCCGCTGGCCATGGTGGAGATCGCCAACACAGCTGCGATGGCGGCCTTGGCGCGGCCGGACGATTTGATCTTGTTAATCGGCATCCCGGAAAACCTTTTGGCTGACGAAGACGTTGCTGATGAAGGCCCCGGCCACGACCAGACCCGTGAGGACGCCCATCACCTGTGGTGAGAGCGTCAGGAAGGCCGGCAGATACGGGAGCATCGCCTCCATGCCCGCCAGGACGGCAGCGAGCGCGATGAAGCGCACGCTCCAGGCGTGTCGCAGCTTCTTCTTCCAGTCAGGGTGTAGTCGCGTCTTCATGGCCCCTATATGGGGCCGGAGCCAGCTGGTGTTTGGCCAGCTGTGCTGCGCTGTGCATCACTGCTTGGGAGGGGTGTTGTCCTGTTTGTATTGGACGTTGCCCACCGCGATCGTCAGCTTGGTGACCTCACCGGTCAGGTTTTGAACCTGGTCCAGGATCTGCTTGAAGTCCTGACGGCTCTGTTGATTTGAGGCCTCGAGTTGGGCCTGAAGCTTGGCCACCTGGGTGTCGACTTTCGTCTCCAGTTTGGCAAGGTCTTCCTTGGCCTGGGTGAGCTCGAAGCCTTGATAGGTCACATAGCCGACCGAGCTGAAGAGCACACCGATGATACTGATGCAGCCGACAATGGCCGAGATGACCTTGCCGTTGACGACAACACCTTTGAGCTCTTCTGAAGACATGAACATACCCTGAAAACCTCCAGCCAATATAAGGCCGGACGCAAGGTTTTGTTCGGTGCTACTGCTGCGCTATGATGCGCTCAGGAGGTGTCTCGCCGAAAGCCGCGGCGTATTGTTTCCGGACCTCCTGGACAATCCAGTCGGAGGCTGTTTTGCCTGACAGGCTGGAGAGAACCGCGAGCTTGGCGCGGTCCTCGTCGGTGCCGTAGGCGATGATACCCTTGTTACGTTTCATGTCGAAGGAAACATAAAAATGGGGTCAAAGGTTGCAGGGCAATCGTGCTCATTTTGAACTCCTCTTCATTGATAATTTCGGTAAGCGGCGAGCACCTCACCGGCTTCGTTCAACAGGACGACGCCTTGCTGCGTCTCCCCAACGTCGAATACATCAGGTGCAAAATCACCGACCGGCGCGCAGCAAACTATTTCGCAATCGGTGACCCAAAGCGCCACCGAGCCGTCATCGCGAAACAGTTTGGTTGAGATGCCGTCGTCCTCGATGCGAGACGCCTCGACATCGACTTCGATGCCGCTTGTATAAGTGATCCGATAGGTCATCATCGATACCTCATGAGCGCACCAGTGATCGTCCCCGTACCGCCAGATAGCGCGTAGACCGCCGTCCCGGCTGGACGGGAGTCTCCCACCACGCCGCATTTGTTGTCGACGAATGAGAAAATCAGCTCCTGGTTGGGTCCACCAAGATCGTAGTAGAGATTTGCTGTTCCTGCCGTCGTCCTGGCGAAGATCAGCGCTGGCGTGGAATAGGCGTCGAAGACCACGTTGATATAGCGGTTAGTGCCCAGGGCGCCGCTATAGGGCGCGCAGAACTGCGTGATCGAACCATCCTTGATGGTGATTGTGGTGACGTTCAGATCGGCGATCTTGGCCATGGTCCCCTACTTCTTGAAATACACGGCCATGAGCATTCCGGTCAGAGTCGCGACACCCGGAGAGGTCGAACCGGCCGCACCTGTTGTGGAGTAGACAGGAGATGTTCCGGGGGTGGGATCGTAGACCGCGCCACTCCATGCCAGCTGCACACCAGTATCCCCGATGGCCGTTCTTACTACGCTATTGCTATAGAACGTCGTAGCGCCACGCATGACGGAAAAAGTCACCGATGCCGTGCGGTCTCGGCTGGAAGACGCACCACTGGCGCATGTCCCATTGGCGTTCCAATAGAGGGTTATCGGGTTGCCACTCGGGTTCGATATCGGAATAGATGCATTCACGGTCGACGGGAAATAGGAAAAACTCGACTGGCCAGCACCAGTCAGCGCGGCATTGCCGATCTTGATGGTATCGACATCGAGGTTTGCGATCTTCGCCATCTCACTTCACCGTGTAAAACAGTTCGGTGGTGATCGAGTTGATCGTGCAAGTGGCATTCGATCCGGAAAAGTTAAAGTTTGTAGAAATCGAATACTGCTGGTTTGCCGCCATACCTACATCGACCGCATTTACTTTGACGATCGCCGGCTGATCTCCATTACCACTAAAGCCCTTTGAGCTACCGCCAACTACTTCATTGCTGGGCGAACGTTTGGTGAAAACATTGAGCACTCCGGAGGAGTCGACCCGCGTGCCGTGATACACGCAGTTGATTATGATCCAGATGATGTTGGGGTAACTGCCGTCACCGCCCGAGGTGATCGTTGTCGTGCCTGTGGCAATCTTGGTGACGGCATTGGGTGCGACATTGAGCTTGTCTACCGTAAGATTGGCAATTTTGGCCGCGGTCGACAAAGCTCCCCTGATTAGCGATGGCCGATCGCGCCAGTCATGCAGGACTTGCATCGTGCATTGCTGGGACGTGAGGTGCCAGTATTGACACTCGCCGAACACCACGCCCGATGATTGGCGCTGCTCCTCCATGAGGCGGACGCCAGATCCCCGCAGGTCACTGGGATCGAGTTGGTTTTCGGCCGTGATCGATCGGACCACGGAACCAGGAGCAAGGTGATGGACCTTGCCGCCTTCCTCGACCGCGATGCCCCAGCCGGCGCCGACCACGATGGCGGAGAATTTGGCCAGGATGCCGAGGCCGGCGATCATCCGCGGCAAGGCAATCATGAGTGGTTCGGGCGAGCCCCGGCACAGTTCCGCCAGCACAGGCCCGAACGCGGACGGCCCGGACCATGCCAGCAAGGCTTGATGGTTCGGGAGCGGAAAAACCTTCGGCGCCAGGTGGTCGAGCTTCTTCGTCGCTTGGTTATAATGGCCGGTGTCGGCGAACAGGTGCGTCTCGCTGTAGCCGACCAAGACGTTGATCGCCGTCATCTGGTCACCTCGAGGGACTGCGTCTTCGTCGAGGTGACGGCGAGATTGGCGATGTTGGCGCTACCCACCTGCAGTGTGCCAATATTGGCGTCACTGATGTCGACAGATCCAAGAACCGCGGAGATTGCCGCCAGCGAGACCGTCTCGATCGTGCCGGGGCCGATCTTGGTCGCACCGCCGACGCTCCATGGCGACGGTTGGGTCTGGTGGGGAAGGGCCTCGCCAAAGAACGGGCGCGCGAACCAGCAATAGCAGTCGGTGCCGGAGCTTCTGGGATCCGATCCCATAATTATCACCGCCTTGACCGCGCCGGCAGGAGCGGTGGCGATGACAAACGGACGATGATAGTTGCCAAGGTTGAAGCCGGGATCCAGAACATCAGGACCAAACTTGGGCAGAGGACTGTCCAAGAGGGCAGCACCAGCCGCATTTAAGAAGCGGATCATCCCGAAGTTCTGGGTTCGGAGAGAGTAGGTGTAGACCGAGAACTGATACTTCTGGCCAGCGATGACCGGAAAGTATCTAAGCGCCCCGGATGCACCGGTCGCCATGTAATATCCATAGTCGGCCGCGCCGGCGGCGGCGCCGGTGTATATCTGCAGAGCGCCACCGATTGGCGCAAGGCTATCGGTGCGAATGGCACCCGTTACGCCTGTGTCGGTGCGAGTCAGGACCCAGTTGGTCACACCGGCGCTAAGATCGGCGTTGTCGAGCCAGTTGCCGCCGGTGCCGACCTGGATGTGATCGGCCGTGATCTCGCCCGCGGCGATGTGCCGAGCTTTCACAGCGTCCGACTGGATGGCATCGCTGTCGATCGAGTTGAGCCGTGCCTGGTCGGCAATGACCGTCCCGGTCTTCAGCTGCCCGCCGTCGATGATCGTGCGCCCATAGCTTCCGTCCAGGGCCTTGTCGCCCTTGTAGGTCGCCACGACGATTGCGTCGTGATCGAAGGCCGCCAGCGGGTTGGTGGTGGCGGTGAGCTCCGTGGCGTCCTTCGTGTAGCAGATGAAGAGCGTGCCGGTCGTCCAGGTGGCACTGCCGGCTGCGATGTTGCGCGTGGCCGTGTTCCCGTCGTCGCCCGTGTAGCGCACGACGCCGGCAGTCCAAGAGACCTTGTTGATGCTCGGGCTGTTGTAATCGAAGATGATGTCCTCGACCTGGAGTCCGCGCTGGCCGAAGATGCCCTTGTCGGCCGTGAGCGTGCCGGTGCCCACCGCCCCGCCGTTGATCGTGGTCAGATCGCCAGGGTTGCGCCAGTCAGACACCATAGTGTCGCCGAAGACCCGGATCTTGTTCGCCTCGATCTCGCCCAAGCCGGAATTAATCAGGTCGGCGAGCTCAGGGCACTCAGGCGTCAGCAAAGCCTGGTCGGCAGTATGACCAGAGCGGTTGCCGAACTGGTCGACCGACGAGGCACGAACCGTGTAGGTTTGCAGGGGGAGCACGGTCCATTCGAACGTCGGCGTGCTGGAGGTGAAGCTGACCCAGTTGCCGTTGTTCTGCTTGAGCTCGAAATCGAAATAGGCAAAGTCATCATCGACCGCCGCGCCCAGGCCTGCCGTCAGGATCATCCGTTGCACAACGCCATCGACCGTCTCGATCCGCGAGGACAGTCCAAGCCCTGTCGGGGTTTCCGGCGGCTCCGTATCCACGGTCTGGTAGGACTGGGCGAAGACCTCCTGGCTGTAATTCAGCTCGGTCTTGCCCATCGTGTCGTAGAGCGCGATCACCGCGTAGCAGACGCCCTGGCTCTCTACGGCCACCGACACTGTGTTGCTGTTGATATCCATGTCGGGCGGGAGCGCGGTAGGGACTATCCCAGGCTGGTCGGAGATCCAAACCAGAGCGCCGACATAGTCAATGAGACCAGAGATCGGCCACGAGAAGGAAACCGAACCGAAGCCGCGGTCGGCCGCGACCAGGGGCGCCGCCGGGGCTGGGTTCTTGATCAGCATCGAGACGGGCACCGAGTGGTTGCCAAACAAATCGTAGGCTGTGATCTCCACCCGCACCTGACGGTGGCCACCGTCGTTCCGCATCATCGCGGTGGTGTAGGTGAACTCCGGCACGCCAACGGATGCTGATCGCAAAAGCTCCTCGCTGTCGCTGAACAGCTTCACGCCATAGGTGGCGAGTGCAGGATCACTCTCTCCCGGCTCCCATTGCAGATCGGCATGCACGTCGTCGAAGAGATGCAGGGCCCCATCGACGCCCGTCTCGTTGACCAGGGTCAGGTTCTTGACTGGGGCGACCGTGCGGACCTCGCCGCTCAGGTCGATGTCTGCGTAGGCGACCACAGACTTCTGCCCTGTCATGGCGAGTGCCTGGATCGAGAAGATGTAGCGCCCCTGCTTGACGTCGAAGAGTTCGAAACGTGGGTTCTTCACCTCGCCGTTGAACTGCCACTGGTCGTCATTGAAGCGGGAGTTGATCGAATATGTCCGCACCCATTTGTTCGGATGGGGGTCCCACTCAACACGCAGGTTCTGGACCGGGCGACCATTGCGGACCTCGGTCCAAGGAGTGATGCGCGCGTTGGAGACCGCGGAGAGGTCAGTAGGGAATTGCGGAACGTCGATGACGACCGTTCCAGGGGCATCGGCGGCGTCGGCATATTTCGTCCGGTTCACCTCAAGCGCACTGATGGTGACGTTCTCGCCGTCCTCACCATCGCTGCCCTCTCCAATGGCGAGCACGCGATACGGTTTGGCGTTCGAGCCAATCGAGAAGACGGCCTGATCCGGGATGCCCTGCGGAAGATCCTCGGCCAGTTGGAGGATCTTCGTGGCCCTGCCAACGGACATCACGTCGATCGAGAGCGTGGCGAGCTCGAATTGGTTCAGGTTGATGACGATCTCATAGTCGAAACCGTCTTCCAGGTAGACGTTGTCGCGCAGATAGATGAGGCGGGGACCATCGGTACCGGCGATACGGCCGGTGATGATCTCGTCCATCGTGTCGTCGGCGACCAGGATGATTTCGTAGGGCTCGAGATAGAGACCTTCGCGGGCGGTTTCGAAGGTGACTGTTTCCACCTCGGTCTGGTCGGTCAGCAGCTTGACGGTGGCTCGATAGACCGCCTCGTCAGCGCTGTTGCAACCCACGGCGACAAAGTCATCCGGCGCGCGGCCATAGGTGTCAATCGCCGGCTGGTCGTAAACCCTGCGCCGGTCTTCTGCATAAAACAGCGCGGGGTTCTTGAAGGAGACCGTGTAGTCGTTGATGCGGCTCTCAATCTCCGTATAGGAGTATTTGAAGGTGCCGCTCTTGACGTTCTCCTTGGTGAACAGGTGGACAGCAGGAGCGTCATTGTCGATGCGCAGGCGCCCATAGCCATTGCCGTCGTCGAAGAACCGGCCGCCGAACACGCCGAAGACGTAGGTCGCCAGCTCCCGCGGCGACTGGGCCTCCTTGATGAGGCTGTTGAAGGTGAACTGGGGTTTGCCAGTGGGGAGCCGGCGGTCGCACCACACCCCCGCCTCGTAGACGTCGAACGGCTCCAGCGTGACAGGATAGGTAGCGCTCATGCCGTACCGGTCGTTCTCGACCAGGTCGTAACCGATGAAGGCCGGGTTGTTGCTGTAGGCGACCTTCCAGGTGCCGTCCCAAAGGCCGGCGAAGGTGCGGGTCACGGGGTCGTAGTTCGAGGGGACCTTGATCAGACGGCCCTCGTAGACACCCTGGAATTCCGGCAGGCTGGAGAACTGATCGCTGGCACGGCCCTTCAGGCGAACGGTCGCCAGATTGGGGAACAGCATCGGCTCGGCCTTCACCTCCTGGAAACTCTCCCAGGAGACGTCGGTGCGATCGTCTTCGAGGTCGCTGCTGTCCGTCGTCTGCTTGGTAATCCGTATGTCGTAGGGAACGCCGATCCGATCGACCTTGATCCGCACTTCCTTCACAGCGTTGGAGGTGATCTTCTCAAAGATGTGGAGCTGGCCGTTCGTGGAGATGACGTTGTTGCCAGCGGTGGGGTCGTACGTCCCTTGCGGGGCCAGCGTAGCGACCCAGGCGGCGCCGTTGAACCACAGGAGGCGACCGGAGGCCGGAGTGTACCAGAGATCGCCCAAACGGGCGGTGCCAGGCGTGCCGGACGCCCAGAAATAGATCTTGCGCGTGATATCCGACCGGTAGGGGTCGACCAGCGCGATGTAGTTCGCGTCCTCAAACGTGGCTACCTGCTTGCCTGGCGTGGTGTCCAGCACAAGACCGTCAGGAAGGAAGAACTCCTGGTCCGAGTAGAACTTCGGATTGAACTGACCGCCGGCGGTGTCGATCCACCACACGCGATTGCCGTAAGCCGCGCCGAGGCCGCGCTCGACGGAGGTCGGGTTCGGTTCGGCCTCCTGGTTATACACGACCTGCGTCCGACCGGCGATCGCGGCTGATTGGATGTCGTTGCGATGGACAACTTTGAGGCTGTTCTCGTACGCCTCGACCGTCGTTCCAACCTCGGCATAAAGGACAGGGCTGATCCAGGTGTTGCTGTCGGAGGGCTTGATCTCGATCTGCAGATCAAGTTCGCGCGCCCGAACGCCATCATCATTCGTGCGGAGGAGCTGATTGATGACCAGACGCAACTCGAGCCAGTCGATGTCGACTTGGGAGCCCTGACGCACGACCGGTACGAATTGGGCCAGGGAGCTGCTGACGGTCGTGCTGGTGGCCTGACCACCCAGGGACAAGACGATGAGCTCACCCTGGGGCGAACCCACGTTTACGTCGAGCTCGAAATCCGAAAAGTTCGACACCCCGTTGGCGTTGAGAAGAGGAGTTTCGCCGATGTAGAAGTTCTTGGCCGTGCCGTCCTTCAGCCCCTTGATCTGACCCTCAGAGATGGCCAGCACCAATTCAACGATATCATCGCTGAAATAGCTGTCGGGGTCATTGCTGCCCCCGCTGCTACCGAAACCACTACCGGCGAACTTCTGCATTACCGAGCCTCAGACCAACGCTTCCGCATCCACGCGAGACGATCGACTGCCTGCTCGGGATCGAACTCCCAGCGGATGAAATTGAGGGGCGACGTGGCATACGGGTCGATCAGCGCGACCGGACAGGTGTAGAGATTGAGGTTCTCCGCACCGATCGCATCGCCGAAGCTGTCGATCTCCTTGTAGGTGCCGACCTGGACCGCGTGGAAGGCGCGTTCGGCGCCCGGGTGCGCGCCAAGCGTGTAGCCGGCCGAATGGATGTGGCCTGAGACGTAGATGTCGTGCTGGCCGTCGAAGAGAGCCTTTTTCACGGCGCCGAAGTTCTTCAGGTACATCGAATTGCCGGGGAAGCCGTGCGCGCCGTATATCTTCGCCGTGCGGCCATTGGGGAACCGGAGGCCAACGCGTGCGCGCCAGTCACGGGCAGCGCCCGCGTTGCCGGCCAGCATCTGGTCGAGGATCTTCGAGTGACCAGACCACAGGTCGTGGTTGCCATAGATCACGAACATCCAGTTAACGCGGCTCAGGAAATATTCGACCAGCGCGCGGGCTTCGGAGCCATCGGTGGTTTGCTCAGACCACAGGCGCGCGAGGCGGCCGGACCAGTTGTTCCACATGTCGCCCAGACAGGCGCCGAACATGCCCTCGTTGCGACCGTCGAAGATCTCGGTGTGTTCGAGCAGCAGCTTGATGTTGCAGCCGTCGCTGTCGATGTGTGGGTCACCCATGAAGCCGAGACCGACCGGGCCGTCGATGTTGATCCTGACCGGGATCAGCTTGTCGTGCTCGCGCTGCTTGTTCTTCTTCTCGAAGACCTTTATCCGGCGCTCCAGCAGTTCCTGGATGTCGATCTCGGGGCCGTCGTCAACCGTGAAGGGCTCGTCGGTCGCTGAAGGCATGTTGGCCAGCGCGCGCCGTAGCGTCCGCTCGGAGATGTCGAAGCCCATGCTGCGCAGCATTCGCTCGGCTGGACGGAACCCGCCTGCCTTGCTGAACGCTTCGATCATCTTCTCTTGGTTTGGTCGCATGCGTGGTTATCCTGTTACGATTGCGTCGGTGTCGAACGAGAGGTAATGCCCGCCGACGAGGTCTTCGCCGTACAGGATGGGGATACGTGTTCCGATCTGGACCGTGTTTTGTGAGGCGCCGAGGTAGCGGGACTTCTTCTGATTGTCCTCGCTATCAGGCGTGGGCATCAGCAACTGGGCGACACCACCAAGGAAGACCAGCGCGCCGGCCTGGAGGAGCCAGCCAACGCCGGCAAACCAGCCAACCGCGACGAGCGCGACACCGAGAAGGATCTGGAGGAAGCCACCCTTCTTACCGCCGGCGAATTGGGGGATCAGGTGGATCTCACCATCCTTGGCCGGCCGGTAGAGATCTTCCACCTTGTCACAGCCCACGACGGAGATACGGTGCCGGCCACGGACGGCGTTGGGACGGAAGCCCGGGAGCTGACGGGTTAGAAGGGAGACGGCTTCGGAGACAGTGCTGGCTTCGACCTCGATCGGGCCTTCATGGAACTTTGAGAAGTATCCGTGGAGGAATACCTTAACCTTCATTTTCCCATTTCTGATCGGCGAGGACGCGACCCTTATCGACCCGGTACGAGCTCACGCCGTCCGTCCCGATGATGAGGTGCAACCAGTCTGGATAATTGCGGAAGCCGTACCAGTCGTTGGTCGACAGGTTGGAGTTCTGTTCCGGGTGGGTGTGCCAGGAGGCGAACACCTGATCGTGGTACTGGACCAGGTCTGTGCCCGAGACCTCAAAGCCGTTGTCCGAATGGACGCAGATGTTTTGAACCTCGACGACCTCGCCGGTCACCAGGACGAAGCCGACGCGCTCAGGGCCGTCTGTCAGCTTCGTCTTGAGTTCCTGAATGGGCAGCTCGAAGTTCATCCAACAGCTTTTGCTTGCTCGGCGAAAGGAAGTCCCGAAGATCGCGTGTCTCCGTCGCAGTGACGAAACCACTGGGAACATCCTGATGGCGATAGACGCCGATGCAGTTGTTCCTCATCATTCCCCGGAACGGTGAAACCTGTGACAGGCCACCGTAGAGGTGGTGGATAATGCGCCCGTTTTCAACGAATGTGCCGCAGTGATTTCCAAAAGTGGAGCCTATCGCAGCAACAGCCACATCGCCGAATTTGATCTCGGACGGATGCACCTGAATTTCCTTGAAGCCCATGCTCCTGTAGTTCTCTCCGAACAGGTTTAGACCTCGTTGGTAGAAGTCTTCCGGACGGGCTAAGTTGGGTAGATCGATGCCGAAGATGTCGTGGTAGAAGTCGCGCAGGAGACCAAAGCAGTCCTGAGATCCCCAGACGAATGGACGGCCCAGAAGGTGCTGATAGTTCATCAGGCTAGCCTCACCATGGGGAATTCCGGTGGGATGAATTGACGGGCCGGGATGCGGCTGTTGGGTCCTTCCGTCATCACGCGCAGCTCGGCGGTGATCGACTGGCCGGCAGTGACGTCGGCGATACGGGAGATGTACCAAATGCGCCGCTGGAAGATCTGCACGTCGCCTTCATAGTGCTCGCGCAGGAGCCGGTAGCGGATCACGGTGGCGCGGTCGAGCAGACGCTGACGGACGAGCGTGCTGAAGACGCCTTCGGGGTTGATGAGCTGCAGCGATGGCCGGGTCTCCTCATCATCAGCCGATCGCTTCTCACCTGACAGCTGGACGCCGAACATCTCCCAGACCTGGCCCTGCCAGGTGCGGGTCACGGTGTCGCTCAGGCGCAGGATGACTGGCTCGGTCTTCAGCTGGATTTCGTAGAGGTTAACCTTCCCGTCAGCCGTCAGCTTCTGGGAGTCGGCCATATGCTCGATGGGTTTGTTTGCTGTCATGGCTGAAGGATCAATTCGACGTTGACTTGTTCGGTTTGGCCGTTGCCCTTCTCGACGCCCTTGGGGATCTGGAGGGGTTTCGAGAAGCGGACCTTGAGAAGGCCACGGCGTGGGTGCGAGTAATAGAAGGGCTCGTAGAGCCGGTGGTTCTCGTAGAAGTCCTGCATGCACTGCATGTTGATCTGCGGGTCACGATCGCGGTCCACGACGCCAGGGCTGCGCTCGAAGAACCACATGGCCTTGAAGGACAGCTTGAAAGTGATCTGGTCCGGACCATTCGGCTTGGTGGCGAACTGGTAGCCACCGCCGAACTGCATCACGGTCGAGCTCGACGGGTATTGATCCTCGACAAGGTGGAAGGGAAAGTCGAACGTCTGCATCACATCTTCCCTGAAGCAATCGACTGGATAAGTTTGCGCGTTACGCCACGTCGGCGGATGTCGTCGCCGATGTAGGCCACCACGTCGTCTGGCCCGAGCTGCGGCTTCTCTTCCGGCAGGACCGCCCAGACGTTGATAGGGCGCTGATCGACCGGGGGCTGGGCGGGCAAGGTTGGCATGCCAGCGGACATCCGGCGGTTGCCGAGCGCGTTGACCTTTTCCAGGGCGTCCCGGCCGATCTGGTTCACGGCGGAGGTGCGCAGGATCATCTCACCAGGCTGGACCATGCGGAGCTGGCTATCGCGGAACGGCGTGCTCGCGCCCGTGATCATCTCGCCATTGGCGGCCCGCTTGACGCCGGCGATGTACTGGCCGGTTGCGTTCCCGCCACCGAACAACATGCCGAGGAAGCCGCCACCGCCGCCACTATCTGCACCACCCATGAGATTTTGCAGCATGTTGAAGACGAGCGCCTTGGCGATCATCTGCATGAGCATCTGGACGACGGACAGGCCGAACTTCTTGAAGGCCTCGCCGGCCGACATCGAGCCGGACGCCAGATCCGTGAACAGCGTGGACATAGAGCTCGTCAGACCGTCGAGCACCTGGCCCCAAGCCTCACCGGCCCTTTGCGCGTACGAGATGAAGTTGCCATTGGCGTCCATCAGGCCGTTGCGCTGCATCCAGGCGCGGTTGGCGGCCTCGATCGCCTGGCTCAAGGTCATCTCGCCCTGGGCAGCTGCTTCGGTGTCAGCCGTGGCCTGCCGGCGCACGCCAGTCAGGCTCTGCTCGACCGAGTACTGGCGCTCCTTGAGGGCCTGGACCATCTGGCTGTTGGCGCCGTACTGCTGCTCGGCCGCGGACACCTGCTGGAGGATGTAGGCGTGGAGCTGCTCAAGCTGGTTCAGGCGCTCCTGCTGGGCGGCCTGCTCCTGGAGCTGGACGTCATGCTGCATGCCCTGGACCTGGACGTCGGAGAACTTGTTCGCATACAGTGGGTTCTGCGCGGCCTGGAGCTTCGCCTGGGCGTCCTCAAGCGGCTTGAACTCCATGTTCTCGATCGACTGCTGGTAGCGATCGAGCAGCGTGACGATCTTGCCACCCAGGCCGCTTTCCAGCTGATCCTTCAGACCAGCGAGGCGCTCATCGAAACCATCGGTGCCCTTGTTGGCCTTGGTGAACGAGGCGACCTCCTTCTCGGTCATGTCGGCCCACTTCGCCTTCACCTGATCGATGATCGACTGGAGGGCCTGTGGGTCCTGAGCCTTGGAGGACTGGACCATCAGGGTGTTGATCTGGGCCTCGATCGCCTTGGCCTGGCTGTCGAGCAGCTTGGTGGCCGTCTTGATCTGGTTCTTCTGGATCTTCTCGCCGGCCGAGCGCACGGCGTCACGCGCGCCCTCGGTGAGATTGTCGGTCTGCGTGGTCAGGGCGTCGTCGGCAGCGTCCATTGGCTTCTGGACCATGCCTTTCACCTTTTCGAGGTGGACCGCGGCCTTCTTGTAGACCATGTCCAGGAACTCGGACGCGGTCTGCTGGATGTTGCCCCCGTTGGCGGCGACGGCCTCGGATCCAAGAAGGCCGACTGCGTTGGCGTTCGGGTTCGCCAACACCTTCCCGTAGCCACCCTGGCCGAGCAGGTGCGAGCCGTAGTAATCCTTGAAGGAAAGCTGGGTGGACCCGAGCTCCTTTTGGGTGCGCAGCATGTCCTGAATACCGGCGAAGATCTGCATGGAGATGCTGCTGCGATCACCAGCCTGCAGCCCATGGCTCGCCCAGTTGTCGTCCGTGTTCTGGAACAGGCCGGCGGCAGACGAGTTCGGGTTCTTCGACGACGGATCGAAGGTACCGCCCGTCTCAAAGGACGAGATAGCGAGCGCGATCTGTGGGGGAATGCCGGCCTTGTTGGCCGCCTCGATAATCTGGCGCTGGATGTCGGTGGCGCCCGCGGTCGGCAAGCCACCCACAGCAAACGATCCGAAGTCCTGACCGACGTTGATACCAGCGATCTGGCCGGCAAGTGCCTTGGCCTTCTCGTTGAGCTCGTTCAGCTTGTCCCTGACCGTCTTGATGTATTCCTCGGTCGAGTTGTTATCGATCGACTGGGCGAGATTTTTCATCTCGTCCTGAACACGCTTCAGCTGGTCATTGAGGTTGTCGTCGAAAGTCTCGTTGGCCGCTTTCGCCAGGTCGGCGCGCTTCTCGATCACCGACTGGACGAGGTCATCACGGCGGGTCTTCTGCTCGTCACGGATCTTGCGCTTGGCCAGCTCCAGATCGGCATCATTGGTACCGACGTCCTTGTCGGGATCAGCGTCAAAGGCATCCTGCTCCAGCTTTGCCAGCTTGGTGTCGAGGCCGTAGAGCTGGTTCTCCAGGAGATCGACCTGGCGTTCGTTCTGAGCGTCACCGAGCTGCTTCTTTGTCGCGGCGACCTGCTTCTCGACGTTCTTCTGTTCCTCCTCGATCATGTAAGCCTGGAACTTCTTGAAGGCCTTGACCGAGCCCTCGGCGCCCTTCTTGAACGCCCCCTGCAAGCCGGCGATGTCGGTCTTCAGCTCGCTGCCGTTAACCGCGTCCGCGATCTCCTTCTCGCTGAATTCTCCGGACTTGCGCATCTCATCGGCCGCGGACTTCAGATCGGCATTGATCTTCTCGATGCGCTTGTTGAGCTCGGTCTCCAGGTCGTCGTAAGCGGCCTTCGTCTGCTCGATCGGAAGGTCGGCGCTGATGATCTCACCGAGCTGGTTCTGCAGGTACTGCTTGGTCTCGGTCTTCGCCCGGTCGCCCGCCTGATAGCCAGCGGTGTTCTGGAGCGAGGCAGCGGACTGCTTGGAAACCTGGACGGAGCGATCGGCCTTCTCCGCCTGGATCTGCACCAGGTAGTTGGAGATCGGCTCGAAGCCCTTCTTGAGCGACTGCAGAAAGTCGAGGTTCTTCTTGAGGGTGGAGAGCTGTGTGCTTTCGTCTTCAGACAGGTCGCCGCCGACGCCGAGGAAACCGCTGCGCGCGTCGAGAGGCTTGATCTTCCGCTCGGTGCCGAGGATCAGCCGCTCAAGCATGACCGCCAAGGCTTGGGCGCGCTGTCCATCGACCTTGTCCAGATCCGTCTGGTTGGTCGACATCTGGAAGGCTTCAGCGATGTCCTTGCCGAACTCCTGGGCAACCTTGTCGTTGTAGGAGGGGATGTCTCGGGTCTCGACCGCGCCGCCGACGCCGAAGCGCCGAGAAGCGCCGAGAGAGGTCGTCCAGTAGCTGTCGCCCCGCGCCTGATCGGAGGCGGCCTCGCGAAGCAGCCCGGTCTTCTCATCAATCTTGTCGACCAGCAGGCCAAACTGTCCGGGCAGACCCTTGATCATCTCGGCCTTGAGGGTCTGCATGGCCTTGATCAGGTCCGCGACCGAGGCCGACGAAGCGTCGATACTGCCGGTCAGTTCCTGGAAGGTGGACAGCACCTCCATGATCTTGGTCTTGCGCAGGACCTCGCTGCCGTTGTCGAGGTTCTTCTGCTTCAGGGCCAGGTCGTCCATGGTCGTGGACAGGCTCGTGAGCCGGTCGTTGGTCTGGTCGATTGACGCCTGATATTCGTTCTGCTCGGTCTTGAGCTTGTCGAGAGACGAAGCCACGTGTCCGACGGTGTCCCCGTAGGTCGACAGGAGCTGGAGACCTACAATCAAGGCAGTGGCGCCGAGGAAGATCGGATTACCCAACGTGGCCGCGCGGAGCGCCGCCATGGCGCCGGCCGCGCCGGTCGCCGCCGTGCCGATACCGATTAGACCGGCGACCAGCCTGCCCAGCTTGACCAGGAGCGAAGCTGAAACCAGCGTGGCGAAGGTCGTGCCCACGATCTGGACCAGTGGCTGAAGCTCACGCAGCCAGGCGAGCACCGATGCCCCGGCGGAGACCGTGTTCTGGAGGGTGCGGATGAAAGGCTGGAAGGCCGTGTAGACCAAGGCGCCGAGGTTCGAGCCGAAGTTCTTGGCGGTGTTGGTGAGCGACTCCATCTGGGTCGCGTTCGCCTCGGCGGCAGCGTTCGTCAGAAGGAAGGACTGCCGGAGCTCCGACATGGTGTCCAGATTGTTCGAGAGCGCTGTGTAGGCAGCGGCGGCGCGAACCTCGAGGCCGCTGAAGGCGCTGGAGGTGTCGAAGCCCGCATTCTTGAGGTTCTCCATGACGCCCGAGAGGCCATGCGACTTGACGTCGATGTCTTCCAGCGACAGGCCAAGGCGGGAAAGCTCGGCCTTCAGGTTCTTGGACGGCGTGATCAGATCCACCAGGAGCTGGCGAAGGCCGGTGCCGATGGTCGAGCCGGAGCGGATGCCGGCGTTGGCGAGCGCACCAACCGCAGCGGTCAGTTCGTTGTAGCTGACCCCAACGGTTGCAGCCGTGTTGCCGGCGTACTGCATGGCGGCCGACAGCTGGTCGAGCGTCAGCTTGGACTCGTTCAGGGCCGCGGTGTAGACATCAGCCAGGTGACCGGCTTCGCCCGCCTGAAGTCCGAAGACGTTCAGGGAGGTGGTGACGAGATCGACGGCGTCCTTCAGCTCGGTGCCGGCGGCGGTCGCCAGCTTGGCGACTGGCTCGATCGATGCGGAGACCTCGCCGGCCGACAGACCGGCCTGACCCATCAGGGTCGCGGCTTCGGCGATCTCGTTGGCTGTGAATTTGGTCTTCTCCGACACCGAGAGGAGCCGGTCTTCCATCAGCCCCATTTCGCTGTTGGTCGAGGCGGTGATCGCCTGGAACTGCTTGAACTGCTCGTCCAGCTTGGTGATGAAGTTGCCAAGGCTGAAGGCGGCGCTGTAGGCACCACCGACCAGGGCGTAGTTGTTCAGGATGCCGGCCTGGGACAGGAACTGGTTGGCGCCGCCGTTGAGGTTCCGGCGCTCGCCTTGCTTCATGAAGCCGTAGGCGGCGTCACCCATGGTCGCGCGCGAGTTGCGGTCGTTCATCCGACTGCGGAGAAGTGTCTCCTCACTTTGCAGATTGGTGAGCGAGCGCTTGACGGACTTGAGGTAGGTGGCGTTCAACTCGTCGAAGTATTTGCCCACCAACTGGTTGGTGGTGGACTTCATCTCGTTGATCTCGCGCTGGAAGACAGCGCGGTTAGCCTGGGACTGTTCCGAGCCTCTCGCGTAGTCGCCGGCTACGGCGGCCGGCGCCGAGCGCTGACGGTTGCGGATCTGGGACAGGCGCGCATCGTGCGCGGAGGTGTCCTGCCCCTGCTTTTTCAGGGAGTTGATCTCGCTTTCCAGCTTGCGGATGTAGGAGACGTATTCCTGCGCCGCCTTGCGCATCTGCTGCTGGACCTGGGTGGCGCTGACGGCCAGGTCGTCGCCGAAGGATCGCAGCTTACCCTGGAATTTGTCGATTGCTTGAAGACTATCCTGCAGGTCGATGTCGACGCCGTACCGGATATCGTTCTGCTCAAGCGCCAACTTGACCCCCTAGCGTTCTAAATGCTGCCGCGAGGTCGTCCCAGCTTTCGATCACTGTGACGTCTTCATCGGCATCGTCATCGTCGGAGCCACCGAGAGCCTTCGACACCACCGTTGCCAGGTTGTCAAAGTGCTGACCGAGTTCCGCTACCTTCCCTTCCGTGTTCAGCCGGACGATCGTGACGAGGTCCTTGTAGGTGTGATCCCAGTAGACCTCGCGCAGATCGCTTGGCTTCACCTTCAGCGTCCAGATGATTGCTTCTTCGAAGGAGAGACTGGAGACCCATTCAGTGAAGACGCGCCCTGATTGAGACTTTCGAGGTCCCCCTTCAACTTCACCACCCGATCCATAGATCTTGTGAAAAAACCGATGGCGTGATCGACCTCCCATGCCAGGAGGGCTTCCATGTCAGACATCGAGATCTCGACATCGTCGAGCGATCCAATCGGCGCCTCGACTTTGCCCGTCTTGGTACGCTTGTGGAGCGCTGCAAGGAGCACCTGCTCACGAAGCTTGGGGGCGAAATAAACACTGGCAGCAGTTGCCGGTTCACCCATCAACGTGGTGACCTCGTTCAGCAGCCCGAAGGACATGAAGATCTCGCGTGTTTCGCCGTCTTGTGTGATCTCGATACGGTCCTGTACGTCGGACATTCAGTGCTCCTAGAAAAGAAAAACCTCGCCCGTGATGTAGTCACGGGCGAGGTCTTGTTCTACGCAGTTTTGGAAATTAGCGGGCCAGAAGAACCGCCTGGCCCTGACCGTATTCCCCGTAGAAGGGATCGGTCGTGACCATCTCGTAGGGCTGCATTTCGAACGGCATGTTCGAAAAGTTGTCCGACGCGAAGGAGATGCCGAGACCGCGGGTAACCTTCACCTTCGGCAGAAGGATGGTGAAGGGTGTGTTGTCCTTCGGCAGAATGCCGGTGACCTTGCAGGCCAGGTCCGGCTGGGTCACGTTCTGGCCGATGTCGACACGCATCAGACGGCCGATACGGGCACCGACCGGGAAGGTCATGCCGGTCGGGACTTCGAAGCCCTCGGCCAGCGTGATCGTCGGGTCGACGGTCGAGACATACGAAGCGACCTTGGCGACGTGGACATAGTCGTCCTGGCCCTTCTGGACGAAGATGTAGTCGCCGGCGACGAGCGGCGTGGTCGGCGCGGTGGCCAGAACCAGCGTGTCGCCATCAGCGTCGGTCGCGGTCTTGAGAGCCGACAGTTCATCCACGGTCTCGTAAGTGGCGCCCGACGCGTCGAGGCCGGCGGCGTAGGCGAGGTTCTTCGCCGTGAACTCGTAGACCTCGCACGAGGTCTTGAGACCTTCGCCCGTGCGGACAGACATGACGACCGCGTTGCGGATGCCCTGGGTCAGCTCGGTGTACGCGGCTTCGCCGGTCAGCTGGAAGTTCTTCACGAGGCCGATCGAATGTTCCATCGGGTTCAGCTTGTGAAGGTCAGCGAGGGCGCCAAGCATGACGGTCGCCGTCGAAAGCATAAACTTATTCGTTTTGGCGTTACCGGCCATGGAGTGCTCCTTTTGAAATCGGCGCAGAATGATCTTTCAATCGCGCTTGTTAGGTGGGCACCACCACCTACATGAGCAACGAACCTGTGCAGCACAATGGTGTAAAATGAAGCGCATTACTGTAAACGTGGACGACGAGTTGAAGGAGCTCCTGGAGCGCCGTTCAACCTTTCTCCGTCGATCCTTGTCCGCTGAAATCGTCACGCTTATTGAGACGGCTCTCGCTCAAGAAGACGAGACCAACCGGGCCATCTTGCAGGCCCACTATACCATAGGGTCGACCAACGCCTCGGCTTGAATGAACTGCAAGGCTCTGGTGTTAGCCTTGGTCATCGGGGCGACCGACGTCCCGTCTACGATCTTGAGCCAGCTGTAGGCCTGCTCAGTTTGGCTGTCGAAGACCGACAGCCGCGTTCCTGACATCAATGACTTGAAGAGAAAGTCCACCATCCGGCGGTGGACGAAGAGACCGTCGTCGCTGAAGGAGCCGACGCCGATCACGAACGTAGCGCTGTATATCCCGTTGGAGATCTCGTCGAGCGCGAGTGAGGCGGGACCGATCAGGTGCTTCGCCGGTGCCTCTTCGATGTTGGCGTGATCCTCCCAATCGAACATCAGCATACTCTCGGCCGGCGTGATGCCGTTGGCGGCGATCATCTGGATCTGCTGGTTCACGTACGCCGCCAGGGACGTCCAGACATTCATGTAGCTCACGAGTTACCTCCGTACTGACGGATCTTGCCGATCGAATAGCGGTTCAGGGCTTTCTCAACCGCGGCTGGGACTCTTTTCTGGAAAAAGTATGCAAGGGACGGCTCGAGCATCGGCCTGTAGAAGTTCATGCGATCGCCGGTGAATGTGTTCTCCACTGACCCGATCTTGAAGCCACTCCGGTTTCTCCGCTTGATGCGGTTGCGGTCGATCACTCCACCCTCCAGTTTCTTGATCGCGCTCTCGCTTAGACCCATCAGGCGGGCCAACACCGGCATGTTGCCGGCGGCGCTATGGCTCTGGTTGAACACTTGCTGGGTCAACACGGCGCGCGCTGCGCTGGCGGGGGCGCCGGCCAGGAGATTGATGGAGATGTCGGCGATCTTGTAGACGCGCTTGCCTGTGTCGTCAGTGTAGTAGGAAGGACGGATCGTCACGCACCCGTAGCTGACCACTCCGCTCCCTCCTCGGGACTTGAAACCGGAGTTCAGGTTGACCAGCCCAGGACCGGCCTTTGCTCGGATCTCGGAGCGAAGCGCCGAGGTGTGCAGGAAGAACTTGTCCTTGTTGGCGGTCTTCTTGCGCCGGGTGATGTTGGCCAGATTGCGCCAGTCCACCATGATGCCAGCCTCGTCGAACTCATCAATTTCGAGTGACGTCTTGCCGCCGTACTCAGTCTCCGAATGGATGCCGATCAGCTCGGAACTAATGAACTGGCCGATCTTGCGGAGCTCTGCGTCGATGCCGTCCGAGATCCGCTTCGCCAGCGTCTCGGCCTTGGTGGCAAAGAAATTCGTGCGGTTCGACCGCTCGATCGTCCTGGCTAGATTGGCAGCGACGATGCTGGGGAGCTTGCCCATGTCGGAGGTCACGAACTGGTTCACCGACCGGCCGACCGAGGCTGAGGCGGTGCCGCCTGGGACCGACGACCCATGCTTCGTGAGGGTAGCTGTGATTTTGGCCTTAGCGGATCTCGGCATAGGTAACCCCGAGCGCCGTGTCGATCCGGCGCACGACGGCGTCGTCGACCTGATCGCCGAGCTGCAGCTGAACCGAGGTGACGATCCGGCGGGTCTCTTCCGACAGATTGGTGGCCGGCTCGGGATACTCGCGGCCGGTCATCTCGACCGTGCAAGGGATCATGCCGAGGTCCTGGGACGGCTGTGCGCGCTTCAGGCCCGTCAGCGTGTCCGTCGCGCCGGCCTTTCGTTTCCAGGCCAGGTCGGCCAGTACCTGGAATAGGCGCCAGCTGAACTGGTCGCCGTAGGTCGAATAGCCATTGTTGGCGACGATGAAGCGACGACCCAGGCTGTCCAGGATGACGTCGCGCGGCTTGACCACACCATCAACGATTGTACGAAGCAGCAGGCGGGGCGACGAGAAGTCGTAGGTCGGCACCTTGCCGTCGTCGACCGGCATGATGGTGCCGTTGAAGGGCTGGCCATTCTCCTTGTAGATCAGCGTCTGGAACCGGCGGGCGGCGGTGTGAAGGCTGGCCATTATGCACCCGTGATCGGGTCGGCGTCGGCCGTCGTGATCAGGATCGCGTAACCCGGGTCGATCGTGGGGCTGATGACAGCCATGGCGGCCGACAGCCGGCTCTCCGCAGCGGCCTTCAGCTCAGAGAAGTCCTTGCGGGCGTTCCGGCGGAAGCTGAGTGCGCCGTCCGTCTCTTCCATGGCCACTCGGTTGGCGAGTGATGGGATGATGTCCAGGACGGTACGATACAGGATCGCCTCGTTGGCCCGCAGCTCGGCCTCTTCACCAGATGTCAGGGCGGCGGCCAGGGTCGTGCGCGAGACCGAGAATTCAAGGTTCAGAAGGGCGCCCGAGAGATCCACGTCCTCGTCCGGCAGCTCACTCTCGTTGACACCCAGAAAAGACCGAACGTCTTTGGGTTGGACGGTGTAGAGGATGGTCGGCACAAGCCGGTACGCGGTGATGGAGTCAAAGGGGACGCCGGAGCGCGCCGCAGAAATTCTCACGATGCGACGGGCGAAGGACGTGGAGATCTGGTTGTGTTCGGCAGGGATCGTCACGAGGATCACGACGTCGGTCGGACCAGTCACCAGATCCTCGGTGTAGATCACCGCGCCGCCGGGGTCGGCCACAGACAGAACTGCCGTCCCGGCATCCGGGACGGCAGGCTGGCCGTTGTAGAAAAGGTTGACCGGGAGAGTGACGTCCCGGCCGGCCTCAAAGGTACGCATCAGGCGTCTTCCAGGTTGGGCATCTCGTCGGATTTCGGCTTGTTGGCGCCGCGCTTCTTCTTGATCGGCTGTTCGACGGCTTCCCCGCCGAATTCCGCCAGGAAGGCGTCGATCGCCAGCTGTTCATCACCTTCGCTCTCCTTCATGTAGGCGACGAAGTCAGCGTCGGCCGCCTCCGGCTTGAGCTCGGAGATGATCCGCACCTGGCCGCGGCCGATGCGATCCTGGATGAAGTGCGAGTTTTCGATGACGCTCGGTCGACGAGCGTGAATTCGCTGACCCTTGTGGGCCAGGTCGTGGAGCTGGAAGGAGCCCTTGGTTTCCGCAAGCAGTTTGATCATGGTGTTTCCTCAACGCGGGAAAGGCCTGTCACCGTCCGGTGACAGGCCTTCGGGGCTCTTAGTCGTCCGTGCTGTCGTAGTCGTAGATCGACCGGGTGTCGCTGAAGGCCAGCTTGTATCCGGTGTTCTCGGACTTCGTGAACGTAATCGACTGGTTGGTGATCGCGCGCTCGGTCTCCTCGATCTGCGAACCGCCCTCGTTCAGCTCTTCCAGCGTGTCGCCGCGCGACATACCGACAAGCTGCTTGGCCGGGGCAGCGGACGACAGGGCGAAGTTCACGGTGCCCTTCAGGATCGGCACGCCGCCGATCTGATAGCCCGAAGCCGCCAGGTTCTCCGCATCGGTGCGGCTGTTGTTCGACACCGGGATGGCGAACAGGAGCAGCCAGTCGATGTAGGTGTCCCAGTTGCCGACAACGGTGTCGATCGGGATACCAGCCTGGGCACGGGCCACGAACCAGCGAAGCAGCGCTTCGTAGTTCAGCTTCTTGTCGGTGGCGGTGGACACGAAGTCCTTCTGGCCAACGACCGGAGCGGCCGGGTTCACGCCGTCACCGTTGATCAGGATGTGCGTGGCCGCGCGGACCTTCGACATTTCCTTCTCACGGTCCATACGGTTGACGTAGGGCACCAGCGTCTCGATGCTGGCGCGACGGTCGAACTCGTACGAGAAGCGGTAGCCACCGCCGTGCTTGTAGAACTTGACCGACTGCTCGGACAGACGGATCGTCTTGACCGGGAAGCGACCGAGCTCGGCCACGGCCGACACGACCTGGTAGTCGTCAGCTTTGTCATCCACGACCGTCGAGATCAGCTCGACGCCCGACATGGTACGGCTCGAACCAACGAGTGCCGAGGTCGTCTCCAGGTTGTCCTGGCGGAACTTCCAGCGGACGACGTCATCGACGACTTCCGGGAAGATGGCGCGGACGCCGGGGAACGTCTGGAACGTGTCCGACGCAGCTTCCAGCACGATGCCGCGCTCGAAGTCGTTCTGGATCGGCAGGTTCAGGAAGGCCAGCGAGGCCTCGTAGCCCGAGAGATATCCGCGGTCGTCGCGGTAGCGCTTGTCAGCTTCCTCGGAACCGCGCACGTCGATCGCGAGGTTGAGGTAGTCGCGCATGCCGAGGCCAAAGGACTTGGCTTCGGCAAGGATCTTCTGGCCGGCACCCTTCGACGCCTGGGCGTCTTCGGAGCGCAGGGCGGCGAGAGCTTCGACACCCCGACGCTTGACCTGAGAGAGAGGCTTGTATTGCATTGTCGGTATTCCTCGTTTCGTTCGGGGTTCGATTAGATCTTCACGACCACCGCGTTCGTGCCGATGATTTCAGCGACGAAGTTGATGTTGTGGTTCGGGGCGGCGACGGTGGGACCGCTGCCGGTCGTAAGGGCCTTGACTTCACCGTTCCCGGCGCCAATGACCGTGGACCCGATAGCCACGATCTCACCGGCCGCGAGGCCAGCCTTGATCGGAAGCATGTTGGCGAACTGGAACTCGATCGCGCCGATCAGCGAGCCTTCGACGCTGCGGTCCTCGACCGAAGCGAGACGGCCGACGATGACGTCGCCATCGCCCGACAGCTTGAACTTGTTCGCGCCGGAGGGGTCCACCGAGACGGCCTTGCCGACGTCGTTTGCGGTGATACCAGTGGCGAGGTTGCCGGTGAGCGACGAGGTTTCCCAGTGGAACCCGCGCAGCGTGACGTTCTGGTGAGAATAGGTGGGCATGGATGTGTTTCCCTGTGTTCCTGTTGCGGTTTAGCGGCGGGTGCGGAAGGAAGTGACCGCTGGCGCCACCGAGGCTGCGAGATCACTCTCGGCGCCCTGGGAAGTCCCACCGGCGACCAGGTTGATCTTGGTTTCGGCGATCTTGGCGACGACGTCTTCGAGCTTCTCCGGGACTTCAGCGGCGACCTGGCCGGATGCCGTCAGGACCTTCTTGCAGATGTCGCGGAGAGCCGTGTCGGCCGCCGTGAGGCTGGCTTCCGTGGCCGTATGCTTGGTCTTCAGCTCGTCCAGTTCGGTCTTGACCGCCGGCTCGGTCTGGCTGGCGGCGGCGAGCTGGGTCTTGAGAGCATCGCGCTCGCTGGTGAGGGTGAGGTTCGTCGCCTTCAGCGCCTCGTTTTCGATGGTGACCTTCATGCTCTCCTTCTCGGTGGAGCGCAGTTCGGCGAGGAGTTCCTTGACGTCCATGATGGGCTTTTCCCTGGTGGTTGCAGTTGCGGTGAGTGCGAGACGATCGAGCGTGACGTTCGCAGCCAGTGCCTTGATGTGAGGCGAGAAATGACTTTGATCGTTGTTCACGATGCGCGCGTTTTGGGCGCCGCCTTGTCCGACGAGGGAGATCTCGAAGAATGCTTCGAGTCCCACCATCTTGCAGTAGACGCCGTTCTCACCGACCGTGTTGCCATCGGGCGTAGTGCCGGTGAATAGGTGTTCAAGGCCGGCTTCGGGGCCGAGGAAATCGAAACCGTCTGCCGAGCAGATCATCTGCTTCGGCATGATCCCGACCGAGACTTGATCGATGGTCCCGTTGTCGATCTGACGGATCTTGTCCTCGTGCTCCTTGTCGATCCAGAAAAGGACGCGGAGCTCGGTGTCGACACCGTCGATCACCCGGCCATGAAAGACGCGGCCGATCGGCAGCAGACTGCCTTCGTGCATGATCTGGACAGGCCGGCTCTCAGCTTCGAGCGCCAGGGCCATTTCCAGGAGAAGTGAGCGTTGCGCGACCGCACCGTTGTAGAGCGGGTGACGCTTACGCAGCGGGAGATTGTTGAGGGCAATGGCTTCGAAGACGGCAAGGTTCTCGACCGACGCGGATGACCCGATCGCCTGTCTCAGGCGAGCGATGATCTCCGGTGTCTTCGAAATTTGTTTCACAATATGCCCTACGTTGCTGGGGGGCATGTCGTGATTTGTTGGTCAGGGCGCAAACCTGCTGTGCAGCAGTATGATGCACAGTGATGATCAGGGCCAAACCATCTCGGGAAGCTCGGCGATGAACGCCACCACTGTAGGCTGTGTCCGCTCGCCGGCCATGACCCTGGCGAGTTCCTCAGTTGCATATGTCCAGACGCTGGACCGCCAGGCGAACAGCGCGTCAGCTTCGGCAGCAAAGACCGGGTTGCTGTCACCGCGATAGGTGACAGCCGTCTGAATGCTGTCATATTGGCGGGTTGCCGCCGTAGCGTCGAGATGAAGCTGTATCGCGATCGAATAGTCATCCATCGACGGCGGTGGCGCCACATAGGGCGCGATCTCGCCGCCAGCCGCGACCCAGGCTTCGATTGCTTGACGATGCATGTTTCTAAGATCGTCGGGAACGTTCTTCTCCTGACCGTCGATAACGGCAACGATCATCGCGCTACCCACATATTTTGCTGACGTGATAATCACAGTTCGGCCTCCGCAGTCCAATTGCCTTGCACAATGTAGCCGCCTTTCGCCGTCGCACCCGCCACCGTAAGGTTGGCAGAAAAGCTGGCGTTACTTTGTATTGCGCCACTGGAAACAATCGTCGCGGAACTGTCTTGGTAGCTGCCCAGTCCGCTATCGAACCATTGCCACTTGCTGTTTGTTCCGGTGATCTGAGCTGGCTTAAAAAAGGTTATTGTCGGAATGCCGATCATCGATACAGGAAAACTAATTGTCTGCGTCCCGATGGCTGCTGCTGACCACGCAAATCCTGCGATCCACGATGAGGCAACTCCTTCGACTGGAGCTGTATTAAGGGGAAAACTTTTGCAATAGTAACGCTGACAGAGCGTTACTTCGTCTTGGATGGTTCGCTGATCAAGCGGATAGGCAGAAGCATCCCGAGTGCCGTCGACCAGCTCCCAGGCTACGTCGAGCGTTACGCCCTGCGCTGCCGTGCCTTCGGTCCAGATCATCACGATCAGGTTGTTGGCGGACGCTCCAACAGTCGCCTGAAGAGCGAAGTCCGTAACGGTCGCCACGGTAGGCGTAGTCGAGCCAACTGCAAGCACGTTGAGCGTGGTCGAGGTGAAGAACTGACCGGCGGTGAAGGTGCCGTTTGTCCAGGAATTCACGACATCGGAGGTCACAACGTCACGAGCTCCGGTCCATTCAAGGACCGCATATCGAATTGCCTGCGACGAGGAACAACGCAGCTTGCCCAGCAGCGTGACGACGCTGCTTTGCAGATCTCGGCAATTGATGCTTTCGACAATCTGGGCAATGCCCATGCGTTGCGCGGCTACCTGTGCTTGTGTTTGGCGCATCATGCACAGAACGCCAGGGGTCGGATCGACTATAAAGCCAGTTCCAACCGCTCCCGTTTGGGTCAGAACGTAATGCCGGTCCCAGGCGTAGGTATCATCGTTCGCCGATATAACACCGCGCTGGTTGATCGCACCGTTGCTGTTGATCAGATAGTTGCGGTTATTGCGTGCGATCTCGGCGATGGCGGCCTGCACATTGGTCGAACCAATTCCATTTGCCGGCGTGAAGCCAATAGCAGAGGCCACCAGGCCGGTGATCTGAGCCTGAAGCTTGCCAATCGCATCGAGCACCGTGTCGGTGGCGATGACCGCGGTGCTCGTCAGCAGCGAGAGGCTGGTCAGCAGCGTAGAGCGAACACGGGCCGCCGTGAAATACAGATTGGTAGCGCCTTCCGTCACCGCGTCCGTGGAACCGGGCGATGCGGAGATCTCGACATAGGCCGATCCCGACCAGCGATGGGTCTTATTGGTGTCGAGCGCCACATAGATCTTGGCCGCTTCGCCAGTGCCAGGGAAGGCAGCAAGGTTTGCGTATTCAAGCACATCGTCGACATAGGACGGCATCTGCGCGGCCGGAACCTTGCCGGTGCCGTCGAGACCGGCATAACCGCCGGCCTGGCCCTTTTCGGAGGTCAGCTGCCTGGCGGCGAGATCGGTCGTGAGATTGGTTACGGTGTTCTGCCCCTGCGTTCCCGTATGATTGGCGCGCGAAAGCAGATAGGCGTCGGTCTGATTGGCCGTTGCACCGGCGGCGATACCTGCCAGCTTCGTGCGCTCGGCGGCCAAGAATGCCTTGTTGGTGGCGCCATCGGTCAGGGTATCCGCGCTCTGGGTGCCCGTGTGCGTCGAGCGGTCGCGCAGCTCGGCATCGGTCGCGTTTGCCGTGGCGCCAGCACTGACGCCGTCGAGCTTTGTCTTGTCGGCGGCCGACATGAAGCCGGGGTCGGTCTCGGTCGCGTCAGCGTGGATGTGGGTCTCCGGCGGGAACGCTGCCGGCTTGTCCGTGATACCGTCCCACGGCGCGCTATCAGCGACATCCGCCGCGTTGACCTTGCCGTCGTTGTTGCTGTCGTATTCAGCTGCGTTCATGTCCCCAGGGCCAGGGATGCCTTGGTCGCCCTGCGGACCCTTTATATTGAAGCGCAGCGTCCAGACATTTGCCGCCGTTTTTTCGTAGACATCCCCGGTGTTTCTGATGGCAAAGTCGCCGACATTACCAACGTTGGTCGCCGGGGCTCCAGTTACATATATCAACTGCTTACCGGTGTCGCCCTTGTCGCCCTTGTCGCCATCGTCGCCCTTGGGGCCAATAGCCTCAATCTTGAGGATGTTGTCACCAAGTTGACCGCCGAAGAGGAGCAATTCGTCACTTGCGTCTTCGATTGTGATCATGTCTACCATGTTACAGCCTAGTCACGGGATTTCGGACTGGGACCTGCAGAAGGATCCCGAGATGTTCGTTCTGCGTGCCATCGGTGCGTATGACGTCGAGCACGACGGTCTTCCCGACCGGCCAGATACCTGGGCTTGTCTCCGGGATGTGTATCTCCAGCGTCACGCTATCAAGCCGGACGACGCCACCGTTGGCAGTGGTCAACTCGATGATCGGCAGGGCCGACTCTGGTTTCTCACGCACCTGCGAGGTGAAGGTGGCCTCAACTGGGAAATTTATCGAGTTGGTGAATTGGATCCGGATGCTCCAGGGATAGCCGGCCTCAATGATCTTGCCGCGGAAGTTCTGGGCCATGGCTAGTTGCTCCTCGCCGCTTTGCCGCCCTCTGGCGCGAGGGAGCGGCCGAGGGGGTCGGAGTTGGGGCTGACCTCCTCGGCCTTGGTTTTGACAGGGGTCATGAAGCCGGTGCCGCTTACCTCGGGGGAGGTGTCGGGCCGGAGTCGTCCGTACATCCACAGGTGATATTCGTCGTCGGTGATGAGACCGTCCGACAGATCCTGGCGCAGACGGCTGGATTTGAGCATGAGCTGCGGCTCGAGTTCCGTATCGGGACGCAGCTCGGCCTTGCGGAACTGCACTTCGACGAAGCCCTGAAAGCCGGTCTGATGCAGGATGAAGGAGAAAATGTTCTGCAGGAGCTCGGCGATCGGCTCGTTGAGCTCGTCGGCGTTCATGGCAGCGATGCGCGCCTCGACGGAGCCCGTGTTGACGCCCGAGGCACCGCGGCCGATGACGGTCGCCATGGTCTTCAACGCAGCCTGGTTCTGGGCGTTGAGCGTCTCGATCACCGCCGTGATGTCGACGCCGGCGCCAGGCTTGGTATCGTTCATGATCGACGGCTGCACGCTGTCGAAGTGGATCAGCGGCTGATCGGAGCGGAGCCCCTCGATCACCGAACGAATTTCGCCCAGCCGATTGGCCTTCCACTCACGCAGCTTGACGTCGTCCGAGCGGATGCTCTCGGGTGCGTTCTTGGTCAGGACTTCCTCGACCACCTCGACAGCCATCCGGGGGAAGCCCGTGAGGCGCATGATGCGGTAGAGGTCGTTGATCACCTGCTGACGGGCAGCGATCGTGTTGATCGACGACACGAACGTCGAGGTGCCGTAGATCGAGGTCGGGTCCTTGCGGTAGTGTGATACGAAGAAGGTGGGGATGTCGAGGTTGATCTCGTCGTTCGAGCCCGTGATCTTCTGGATCGGCTTGTAATCGCCCGCCTTCTTTTCGTACCACTGGATGGTGGCCAGATCGACGTTGCGAATGCGGTCGGGCAGCATCTGCTTGTCGACGATCAGCTCGGCGGCGATGCCGCCGCGGAGCAGGCACATGTAGCGCAGCTCCTCGGCGATCGAGCGCATGCTCTTCTTCAGCTGGAAGCCGAGCGTGTAATCGGTGGGCCGGCCGATCTTCTCGATCGCCAGCATCAGGCTCTTGGTCGCATCCCGGTCGATGTTGCCCTCAAGATCGCGCGCAAGCATGATCCAGTCGGTGTTCGCCATCGTGAGATAGGCGTTCAGCGCGGCCGAGACGTCCGGATCGAACTTGAACAGGGATTGCAGAAGGGTCCGGCTATCATCCGACTGCCTGGAGGTGAACAGATCCGTCAGGTGATCCCGGTACTGCGGGACCGTGAGGACGCGGTCTACCTGCTGCGGGTTGAAAGTAGGCGTGGAAGCGGTGCCACCAACTTTGGCCTTCTTTTTCGCAGGGATGATTGCGCTGAGAAAATCAAAAGCCGCCACAGCGTGTCCTTATGCAAGTCCCAGGACAGATGGGGTCTTGATCCTTGTTCTGTAATTAAGTGATGCCTCATTCTGCTGCACAGTTGGGCTCAAACCGAAGAGCATAGCCATTTGGCGTTCCTCTTGTTCGTCCTGGCTGGCGATATAGTCGTGGACCCGCAGCGAGTGCAGAAGATAGCCGAGCGCGTGGAAGAAGTGGTCGTCGCCGGTCAGCTTGACCCATTTCGCGGGCTGTTCGGGCAGCTCGACGCGCACCATGTCTTGAAGGTGCGTCTGGATGATCAGCTTCTTGTTGCCATACCCGGCGAACGCCAGGCGGCGGGCGCGGATCTCACCTACGATCTTGTCGATGATGCCGGTGCGGTTAGACGAAGCATGGGTGATGTTGTCCATCTCGTCCTTGACGAGGGTCACTGCCGCCGCCTTGAGGCTCGTCGAATATTCAATGGGCATGATGATGCCCTTGGAGTCGTCTCGGATCTCCCTGGCGAGCGGGGCGTAGGGGTTAAGATCCATGCCCCCGGCGACGACGTGGTATCGCGTGCGCAGCTCGGCCAGCTTCTCTTTCAGTTGGTCGGAGGGAACTTGCAGCCATTCAAAAACAACCGGTACCGATAGTCCCAGATGAGCCACGACAACATGACAGGTCTGACCGACGTCCACACCCACAGCCACTGGAGATCCATCGGGTACATCTACGGCTCCCTCGCCTTTCATGACGGCCTCGATCTCCGGGATGGAGAGGCGGGCATTCGCGTCGTTGTAGGGTTCGCCGAGCACAGTGTTGTACCAGCGGCGGATTGAGTTCTTGCGCTTGTAGTCGAGCAGCTGCTCGACGATGTATCGGACGCTCAGGCGGGGTGTGGCGAAGGGTCGAACCCAGTAGCCGCGGCCGAGCCGGCCGGGGTGTCGAGGCACCCACTCGCGCCGATCGGGGTCACCGAGATCGAGGCGCCGGCCACAGTGCTCGCACATCATGTACGCGTCATCGAAATCGAACTTCGCGGCCATATCGTTGTCGATTTCGGAGAGATCGTTCAGATCCGCAGAGAGACCAGGGATCCTGACGAAACGCGGGCTGAAGACCGGCAGGTTCCAGTGGCCGCAGCCGCACCGGCACAGGAATTCGTGCTGGTCCGACGCCTTGTACATGCTGTCGATGCCGTAGCCCTCAAAGGTCGGAGTCGAGAAGCCCTGACGCATCTTGATGTCGGAGCCCTGCAAGCGGGAGCCGTAGAGCGCAAGGATCTCCTGGTCGGTTAAATCGACCTCGTCGTTGAACATGATGTCAGCGTTGATCGAGGTGGCGTCACCTTCCTTGCCGCCGGTGATGAAACCGAAGCTGTCATCGATCTGGTATAGGTCCATCGACCGGGCTGGTTTCTTCGACGCATCGTGTTGGTTGAACACAAGCTCGTCATCGACGAGCGGCTTGATGCGCGTTTTTGAGACGCGCTTGTACATGTCATCGTTCGGCAGAGAGAAGATGCCGTTGATGCCGTTGGTGCGCTTGAGGAAGCTGAGGAACTTTCGGATCTGGACCTCGGTCAGACCCACCTGCGAACACTTGATGACCGACAGGTTGAGGTGTAGGTCGTCCACTATCTGACGCTGGAACTCATAACCCTTGAACGAGAACTGCTTCTTCCGGAGGCTGGTGTTCGCGCAGATGAAGTCCGACATAGACATCTCTGCCCCGTCCTCGGGGAATTTTTGTTGGAGCCGGGTGAGGAAATCGGCGTACAGGCTCAACGGGCGCCCTTCTTCATGTTGTCCAACGCCCACAGGGGCTGCATGTTTGTGTAGTGGCACGCCTGTAGGAACTGCGCCTGATCGGTTAGATCGAACGACGCCAAGGGCTTGATGTGATCAAGGTGCCAGGTGTCGAACGCCCAGTTCTCCCATGACATGCCTGGGAGGAACTTGCTTTCAATGTAGGCTTTGAACTCCGGAATTGAACAACCTAAATCCGAAACCGCAGAGCCGTTTGTGTACTGATCACCTAACACTCTATTGATGCGGACGCGTAACCGGTGGGCGATCTTGAAATTTGGGTCCGTTTGCCTGCGATTTTGTTGGTAGATGAGGGCTTTGACTCCATCAAGAAACCTCTGCTTGATGGACCTCGAACGTTGTCGCTCTCTGCCTTTCTCACGAATAGAGGACTTATTGTTGGCGTAGTGATCTCTTCGTTGATCGTTAACTCTCTCTTTGTGCCTGTCCCGATACACCTTCGTATAGGCAGCTGCCCTTTCGCGAGTACGTTCACGATAGGCCTTCCTCCTGGCGGAAATTTCATCCTTTGTTTTCATGCGCCCGACGTGGGCGCTGTTCTCCAGAATTTCGAATTTTGTTTCCGTTCCCCCTAGAGTATCTGCCGAGCATTTTTGAAATTCGTGCCCACATCAGGTACCCCAACCCGGAGTACCTCATGTCGAACTTCTATCCGACCTTGCCGGAGGCTGTTGTCCTCCAGCTAAGGGTGGTGCTGAACCAGCTGCGCGAGCAGCCTGACTATCTGGATCAGTCCCCCTATCCTTCCGAAATGCGCGACTTCCTGAAAGAGCTCAATGGCCGCACTGTTCAGTCGGCCGCGGTGACCTTCGAAGGCGAGACCGATCGTCTTGACTACGTCGAGCAGGAGATCACCACCGTCCTGGCCGACCTGAAGACGCTCGTCGCCAGCCTGGGCAACGCCGACCATTCCGAAAAGCTACAGGTGGCCAAGGCCCGCGCCGGCCTGATCGAGAAGCTGGTCGCCGCCCGCGAAAAGGTCTGGACGATGCGCGAAATGGCCGATTTTCAGGCCAAAATCATGGGTTTTCTGACCGAAGTCTGCGATGCGGACCAGGTCCAGGCCCTCAAAGAGCGCGTGAAGGAGGCCGGATAATGGGTATTTTTGCCTCTGAAGCACCGAAATATTGGGCCCTCGGCAAGCCTGCGATCCCGTTGCGGGTCGGTTTCAAGCGCCCCTGGATCGATGCGTGGCAGGTTTTCGCCGACCGTATGCCCACCGAGCGCGAACAGCGTGAGTGGCTGGGCCAGAAGGGTGACGGCAACATCGGTCTGCCCATGGGCGCCGCGTCCGGCGTGGTGGCGATCGACGTCGACAGCGACGACCCGCGTGTCCAGCGCATCATAGAGCAGCTCCTGCCGGCCTCGCCGTGGCGGCGTGTCGGCCGCAAGGGTGCGGTCTACGCCTATCGCTTCGAGGGCGAGCGCACTTTCCGCGTCAAGGACTCGAAGGGTGAAATGCTGCTGGAATGCCTGTCCAAGGGCACCCAGATCGTGCTCCCTCCGTCAATCCACCCGGACACGGGCAAGCCCTACAGCTCCAACGTCGAGCTGATCGACGTCATCGGCGCGCTCCCGGCGCTCCCGAAGGGTGTCGAAGGCCTGCTCCGCGAGGCGCTGAAGGCCGAGGGCTTCGAGCTCTCGAGCTCGGGCAACACCAAGATCACGTCGTTCGTGCCAGCTGGTGCGCGCGACAACGCGCTGGTCTACAATGCCGGCCTGCTGGCCCGGGCTGTCACGCGCGGCGAGCGCACGCTGATCGAGGCCATGGGTGAGATGAAGGCCTGGGTCGAGGGCTATGTCGAGAAGGTGGCGGGTGATCCTGTCTCCGTCGAGAAGGCGCAGACCAAGGTTGTCGACTTCCTCATGCGCGACGTGCTCGGCGACAAGCGCAAGGCCCTGCCGACCGGCTGGGACGACGGGTTGACCGAGGAAGACAAGACCAAGCTCGGCCTCGTCATCAGCGACGAGAATGAGCAGTGGGAGCCGGAGAAGATCGTTGCCCACCTCGTCAGTGAGTTCGAGCGTCACGTTACGCCGGACACTGCCGGCTGGACTCGCGCCGTGGAAGTGGCGCTCGATCGCTTGGCGCGCAACTCCGAGATCGGCGCGCTCGACGAAGAGCGCATCCTGAAGTTCATCGTCTCGGCATCGAAGGGCTCCTACAGCGTGACCACGCTGCGCAAGGAGCTCCTGAAGCTCCGCGCCGGCGACATCACGGGCACCGACCACTCCGAGGTCGCGCGCGCCCTGATCAAGGACATGGAGGAGTTCGGCAAGCTGAAGCACCATCAGGGCCAGTTCTGGCAGTGGAAGGGCGCGTCCTGGCAGACGGTCGACCAGAACGACTTCATCAAGCACCTGTCGGAGGAGTATGGCCACCTGCCCGTGTGCCGGCGCTACTCCGACATCTCGCAGATCGTGAAGCTGATGGCCGGCCTGATCTCCGAGACCCTCCAGACTGTCTCCCTGACCGGCGTGAACTTCGCCAACGGCTTCCTGACCGAGGACCTGGAGCTCCGCAAGCATTCGCCGGAGTTCGGCTGCACCTACGTGCTGCCCTATCGGTACCAGGAAGACAGCCGCTGCCCGCTTTTCCTCCAGATGCTGGACGATTGCTGGGGAGAAGACGCCGACTATGGCGACAAGGTGATGGCTTTGCAGGAGGCTCTTGCGGTAACGCTCATGGGTGTTGCCCCCAAATACCAGCGAGCCTTCTGCCTGATCGGCCAAGCGCACAGCGGCAAGTCGAGAATTCTGGAGATCCTGAAGGGCCTGATGCCGGACGGGTGTCACTCGGCTGTTCCGCCGACCGATTGGGGTGACAAGTTTATGCCGGCCCAGATGGCCGACAAGCTGGTCAACTTCGCGGGTGAGATCTCGGAAAAGCGCGACATCTCCGGCGAGGTCTTCAAGCAAGTGATCGAGGGCGCCGAGATCGAGGCACAGATGAAGAACCAGCCGATCTTCAGGTTCCGGCCGAGGGCGGCGCAGTGGTTCGCTTCGAACCACACTCCCCGCACCAAGGATACCTCCGATGGTTTCAATCGCCGCTGGTTGTTCCTGGAGTTCCCGCGGCGGATCTCGGACGAGAAGAAGATCATCGACATCGATCAGATCATTCTCGCCTCCGAGCGTGAGCAGATCGTCGCCTGGGCGCTCCTGGGCCTGTCACGGTTGAAGGTCAACAAGGACTACACGTTGCCGACCAGCCACATGACTGCGATCGACGACATGGCCAACCAGAACAACTCGGTGCGATATTTTTTGTCACAGAGCCCTCGTCTCAGAGTCGGAAAGCGCGAGCACGAGGGCACTTCCAAGACCCGCACTATGGGGGATCACCTTTTCGACGAATACTGGGCTTTCTGCACGATGGCGGGGGGTGTCGCGCGTGTGCCACGGATGCGATTTCATGCATTGATGAAGGAGCTGGCCGGCGCCTTCAGGTTCGAACAGCTGCGCGAGATCCGGAACGGGGGCACCGACATCGTGTACAACTTCGTCACAGTTGTGGGGGCGATGAAGTGATAACTGTCGATGCTGACGAGTGGTGGGAGTACGAGAAGTGGATCAGCTATGAGTGAACAGGCAGATCTCGATTTGCTGATGGATGCAGTGAGTGACCACATGGACATCGCGTCTCAGGCGGGGTGTCCCGACCTGGAGATTTGCGCCTGCACCATGCAGGCGGTCGCTCAGTTCCTGGTTTCCAGGATGCCGGTGGATCAGGCACTGGCTGCAATGCGGGACACCTGCGCCGATCTGGCTGCGCGAATGCCTGAAATTCCGGAGGGAAAGCACTAAAATCACTCTTCCTATAGTATCGCGTTTGACCATCTCCCGGGTTGGGACTAGGGATTTGGTCAAGAGACGCGGAAGAAAGGGCGCTCTTCGGGGCGCCCTTTTTCGTTCAGGAGTAATATTGGTCCAATTTCCAAAAATTTTTGTATAGTATATGTGGCACTATTCCCGCCGCTAACACTTGGAAATACTGGAAAAATGGTGTACTCCTTTGCTTGTTCCTGCGATCCCATGGGTTATCTTTGGTTATCGGCCGGTTAGGCCGGTGGCGGGGTCTCCCCCACCAACAACCCCTCTCGCGAGGGGAGTGGCGGAGCCATGCCCGGACCGGAAGTTGCTCAAATGAGCAGCGCCAAGCCCGAAGGGGGGGCGAGGACGGGAGGGGTGCGCCTGATCGGCAACCTGCTCGATTGAGCAAAACGGAGAGTGAAATGGCAACGGGTTACACACTGGCGGGCGTTGCAGGACGCATCCGCGACCTCGAGAACAAGACGAATGGTGCCTACTATGTCGGCGTGTGCTGGCTGGCGATGTGCCGCGATAGCGGCAAGGGTGCGAAAAAGCGCCTTGCTGACAAGGTCTTCGGCACGGCCAAGGAGGCCAAGGAGACTTCCACATTCCGCAACGCATGGCGCATCGCGGAAAAGGCCTTCTCCGAAGGCTTCCCGGCGGAGCACCGCAAGGCCGTCGTCGAGCTTGCCTTGGATGAGGCAATCGACTTCGCGGTCAAGGCGCTGGAGGCGCACAAGACCGCGCTCAAGGTCACGAACATGAAGGATTATGAGGACGTCTGCAAATACGCCAGCGTCGAAACCATGCCGCCAAAGGCGGAGGCCGAACCGGACCCCGAAGCGGAGGCCAAGGCCAAGGCGGAGGAAGAGGCCAAGGCGGAGGCCGAAGAAAAGGCCAAGCGTGAGGCCGAACTCAACCCGGTCGACCCGATGGTCGGGCTGAAGCACGCTGCCAGCGCCTTGACGCTGGAGCAGGCGATGGAGTTCGCCGGATGGCTGAATGAGCACATCCAGCGGGCACAGGCCGAAGCCCAGAGGAAGGTGGCGTAAGCCACCCTCCTACCCCGCCCCCTCGGGGGCGGGTCTCCTGCGCACGCTCATGCGTGTGCGTCATAGGGTGCGCGAAGCTCAACCTTTAGCGCGCTCACTACAGCCCAAAACTTTTCAGGAGAGTGCGAATGCGCGTCCTTCCGGACTTGACGCAAAAACCCCGCCTTGGCCGCCGACTGGCCACGACCGTGCTGGTGCGCGAGGACGGCTTCGTGCAATCGCACTCTTTTGCCGAGCCGGTGCATCGCGTCTGGAACAAGCTCTCGAAGGAGCGCGTCCACACCCATGAACCGGTGCCCGAGCCTAGCGCTCGGCCGTCGCGCCAGCGCCAGGCCCCGATCACCCGAAACGCCCGCCGGCTGTACACGCCGCAGGATCAGCGTGGGGTGGAGACAGTCTTCGTGATCATGGATCGCCAAGAAGGCCATGCGCTGGCGCGGGTGAAGGGCGGCGCTCTGCATTGTGAAGTGGAAGCCGAGAAGCTCGCCCGCAGCCAAGGGTTCGAGCTCTCTGATCTCAAGGTCGTATTCGAGGGAGAATTGTCATGATCCGCATCGCCATCGCCGCCTCGGCGCTCGCCTGGCTCACCAGCTGGCTCTCTGCGCCGCCGGCGCCCGAGCACTACGAGCTGCAGGTCACGACCTACGACGACCAGCTGTACGTGGCTGGCGCCGGGTCGGACTGCGTGGCCGCCTGGCAGGGCGCGCATGTGCCCAAGGGCTGGCGCGAGATCCGCTGCGTGCAGGTTCGATAACGATTTAGGCCGCTCCACGGTCGTGTGGAGGAGCGGGACGTGCCGGAAGCCCGGGAGGGCGCGCAGTGTGAGCGACGGATCAACACGGACGGAGGGACGACGACCACTTCCAACGCCTGCGCCACAACCAATCTGACGTGCTGCTGAGTTTGCTGCTGCCTTTGGTTGCATAAATCAGGGCCTAGTCATGACCTGGGTGTGGCGCAGGCGGTGGCGCGGGCCAATTCAGGGCCGCGCCAACTTTTTGTAGTGTGCGTTCGCATGAATTTTCCGGTTGCATTTCGCAACCACTTTCACGGAGAAATCAGATGCAACACCCCTATTATGTCTCGGCCAAGGTCGAGCAGCGGCTTGAGGCCATCGAGAGGAACCGGCTTGAGGCCATTCGCTATCTCGAAGAGGTCAGGGATCGCCGGCTGACCGGTAGGGTGCTTGAAGCAATCGAGACCCAGCACTGATCAGAAATTGGGTTAGAAAGGCTTCGTAAGCCTTTCTAATCATTCACTTTTCCCCATATAAGAAAGTACTTTTTTCTCTCTCCTTTTTCCCCAATGCGGAGAGAATAAACAGAACAGTATGTAGTTACTCTTAGGGACCGCGGAAAAAATCCGTACTCAGAGTACAATATTAAAATTGACATACTGAGTTGGGGGTCCGGACTGTTCGGTTAACTCTCTCCCACCCATATGAGCACCATGGCACGCCCCAAGACATCACTGGCCGACCGCGTGGCTCGGCTCTCACACCTCGAAGGTAACCACCTGATCTGGGACGGCCCCATGCGTGGCCGTCACCCAGTCATGCGTGACTTCGGCAACCCGGCCCGTGTGCTGCTGAACCTCGTGGATCAGCCACGTATATCGATCCGGCCCACCTGCCTAGAGCCCCGCTGCATCGAGCCCCACCACTGGCGAGTGGTCGTGGAGAAGTCCTTCAAATATGACGATCTCCCGCCGCCACAATGGCGCGACCCACGTATTGACACTGGTGACTTCACCGATCGCGAGCTGATCGACATCGAAGAGCACGTCCCACTGCTGGTCTCGCAAGAGATCACGGTCGAGGATCTGGACATCTTCCCCGAGCACGTCCGGGCCGAGATCATCGCCCGCGCCACCTCCACCTCCTAGGCCTACCCCGACCAACAGCAACAGCAACTGCAACTCGCCCTCCCTCCAGTCAGGGCGAGGCGCAGGCGGCCACGCCATGTCCCATGACCTCCGGACTGAGGCCTTATCACCCTCGCGTGGCCGCCACCAACACAGGAGCACGTCCATGATCCCCGAACACCACCGCAAGAACTTCGACACGCTCCTGCGCGCCGCCCAGGACGGACAGCTTGCCCTGCTCGAATGCACGGACTCCAAGACGGGCGAGCCGCGCTATGTGCTCACCGTGATGAGCTACCAGGACGACGAATATCTGATGACACCCTTCGGTCACCTCGCCGAGGGCAACCCCTTCGAAATCTATGATCCGCCGGAGGCCTAACCATGAACCGTCACCTTTTCCACCCTGATGGTCGCCCGGTGAAAGTGGGCGACCCCGTGACCTCCTTCCGCGGCGAAGCCGCCACGGTGACCGGCTGGGACAAGACCGGCAGGAACCGCGTCTACGTCAGTTGGTCGGATGGCCAACCCGGCAGCGAGTATTACGTCTCCGTCTTCGACCTCTCCTGGGATCAGCCATGCGTATCCCCAAGGTGAAGAAGCGCCGGCTCTATGGCGTGGGTGACTATCTGGAGAGCGACCGGGACTTCGTCGACAACAACCTCCGGGCCTGCGTCTGGTTTCTCGAAAATCGTGAAAGGGTCAACATATGCTGCAACTCCCCTCAGCCAAAGGCGACCGCACGCTCCACTTCGTGAACCTCAATCGGTGGACACGTGAGGGCCAGCCCGCGCGCTGGATGCTGGGAAAGTTCTGGCAGATCGATCTCCCTATCTACGAGGAGTTCCTCAACCTGCTGCCACCCATCTATTGCCCGGGCGGCTTCAGGATGTGGGAGCGCCTGACCGACGACATTTCCGCCACCTACCTCAAGGTCGGCGCCGACTACTGGTGCGCGTTCAGCGATCTCCAGGACACCAACGCCGCCAAGATGGTGGCTCACATCTGGAGGGAAACCAGCAATGGCTGACATCAACGCCAAGGCCGCAGTCCTCGTGGACTGCATCACCCGGTTCGCCGAGCTCGTCGCCGTGGAGGACTACCACACCCTGAAGAAGGCGTTCTCCAATATGAGCTTCGAGTTCAACTATGCACCGGCCCGTAGCCACAAGGCTGCGCTCTATCAGGCTGCGCGCAACATGCTGGAGGCCAAGATGTCCCAGCACGAAGGTTCGGCTCCGGCCGCAACACCCCAAAGCTGATCGGGGAAACCGATGCGCGCACCCCAGCATGAGGGTGGCGATCATCGATCAGCCAACATAGGAGGCTATCATGAAGTTGTAACCTCACCCCGCAGACCAGCCGGACTAGCACATAGTGCCCACATCCAATACCTGCGCCCAATCCGGGCCGCCTACGGCACACCGGACTTCATATGTTACATCACGACATCGTGGAACCAATCGACTGCTTGTGGCCAAGCCAATCCGCAGTGGGGTCCACAACTCTCGCTGAACGCGGGTCTGCAATGACCTTAACTTGCGCACCGATCTCCACGTGAGCCTGAGATCCGAACTGCTCCCGCGAGAAGAGGAGCAACCAAGGGCGTCCCCAACGGGACGCCCTTTTTGTTTGCCCCGGAGAGCACCGATGCACATCAAAGCCCAGATCAACCACGCCCGCCGCCACGCCTGCTTCAGCGCGTCCGCACTACGCAAGGCAGGATATCGCCAGATCGGCCGCGGAGCCTTCTCCACGGCCTTCGTCCATCCCGACGCCCCTGACGTCGTCGTGAAGGTCGGCAAGCACTACAACGGGCGCATAGGCCTCGCCGATGGCTTCCCGTTCTTCGCTCAGCAGCTGCTCGACAAGGAGATCAGCTCCAAGTTCTTCCCCAAGATCTATGCCTTGCAGTGGGACGACGCCAAAATCAGCTTCTGGTGCGTCATGCGCCGGTACGCCAAGGTCCCGAGGGCCGAGCGCATCACGACCTCCGCGAACATCGCGGCCACGCTCCGCAAGGTCTCGGGCGGAACCATCCACGATGGCGGCAGGCCGACCGCCCGCTACCGCAAGGCGGTCGAGCAGCTCGTCGACTATCGGTTCGTGTCGGACATCCACGCCGGCAATGTGATGCGCGACCACGAAGGCACGCCCATCATCATCGACCCGATCTGCATCACACCCCGTTTCAGGCAGGAGTTCTACGCATGATCACCCAGCAGACCTTCAACACCATCTATCTCGGTCTCCAGGCCCAGGGCTGGCGCCAGTCCTACGACAGGGAGGCGTTCATGTGCGCGTACCGGGGTGCCAACAACCACAAATGCGCGATCGGCCACCTGATCCCGGACGACCAGTACGTCCCCAAGATGGACGACTTCGTCGCCGGCGTCCTTGGGTACGACTGGTTCAAGGAGCTCAACTTCGTCCCAGAGCTGACCCGCGATGAGTTCAATGGGCTGCAGGCCTGCCACGACAACAACGTCCATCCGGACGAGATGAAGGCGGCGTTCATCACCTTCGGCCAGAAGTTCGGTCTGGAGATCCCCGCCCCATGAAGAACTGGCGCAACGGGGTCCACGACATCGGCCCGCCACTTCACCACGACGACCCACGTCCACGCCTCACCAAGATTGGCATCGGCGGGATCGCCATTGTCATCGGCCCAGGACCATTCGCGGTCCCGGCGCCCTCCGTCTACAAGGAGCCAGCATGAACGACCGCGTCCGCTTCACCCTCAGCGACATCGACAAGAACCACGCGGCCAACGCCAGGGCGGCGCAGAAGGCCTTCGGCCTGACCTGCAGCGAAGCCTACAACGCCGTCCGCACCGAGCAGACCATCATCTGCCGGCCCAGCCAGTTCGCCAGGTTCCTGATCTGGCGCTCCGAGGAGGTCGACGGCAACCGCTTCAAGCAGCTCAACGCCGAGCTGCTCCCGGCACTGCACCTCGACGTCGTGCTGGACGTGACGAGGAACGTGGCATGACCACCCGCATCGCTGCTGAACACGACCTGAGCCTGGGCATGTTCGAGGATGAGTCCAGGCACAACATCATGCGGTCAAAGCCCGCCTCTGACGCGAGCGTCGAGACCATCCTCAAGGCTGACCCAACGTCTATGGATGGCCGATCGAATTGGCTCTGGTTCCGGTTGCCCAACGACGACCTGATCTTCGGCTGCTTCCCCGAGGGCGCTACCTACTTCGCCACGGAGTACGACCACAGCTTTTAGCTACCAGTTTCAGGTGCCCGCTCTCCTCCTGTGGGTCACCCAACCATCCACTTAACGGCAACGCATGTTGGCCCGGTGTCGCACCTGCACCGAGGGCGTGGATGGTTGGGGCCTGCCCACCAACTGAGGACGATCATGTTCGACACCATCAAGGTCCACTTCTTCGACAGCACCGGTGACGCTTACGACTGCACCCAGTGCATGGAGGACATCGAGAACGGCGACACGCTCGTCATCCCCGACGAGAAGGTCGTCGGCCTGGCCGACACCTGGCCGGTCGCCGTGACGGCCCACGCCGGCAATCTCCATTCGCTGGATGACGGCAACTTCGAAACCTACCTGCACCAGTTCGGCGCCAACGCCGGCGAGCGCGTGTTCACCGACGACCAGATCAAAGTTGCCAGGGCCATCGCCACCGCCTGGGGCTTCGAGCTCCAGACCCCCGAGTACCCGCCGAAGCATCTGGTCGAAACGGCCGAGAAGATCCTCGCCGAGCAGCGGGCCGAGAAGGAGCGCCGAGCATGAACATGGACGACATGATCCAGCACTCGTTCCGCAACTTCCACGTCAAGGGCTTCGACTACCTCTGCGTCAAGCGGACGCCCGAGCACACCCGCAAGGTCTATTTCTTCGACGGGAACGTGAGCCAGCTGCCGGAGGTGGTGAACCCGCACGACCACCGCTACCACTTCAAGACCACCGTGCTGTCCGGCGTGATGTCGAACTCGGTCTACATCCCGAACGACAAATACGGGAAGGTCTACAACGAGTTCGAGTGGCGCACCCCGCTCAACGGCGGCGACGGCTTCACCTGGAAGCGTGAGGCTCGGCTCTTCGAGCGCACCCGTGAGTTCCACATCCCCGGCCACAGCTACCAGATGTGGGCCAGGGATTTTCACACCATCCGCATGCACGCCGAGAGCACGGTGATCGTGCTCGACCAGTACGATGACATCGTGCCGATCGGCCAGCCTACCCGAACCTTCATGCAGGAGCGCCAGGCCCCGAACCTCGACGGCCTGTACGAGAAGTTCACGCCGGACCAGATCCTGGATCGGCTCCGCCAATACAGGGAGTTGCTCAATGACTGAGTGGCCCCCCGAACACCAGTTCGACGCGCAAGCGGAAGGCTGGGACATCTTCGAAGCCAGCGGATCAATCCTGAATGAGAACGGCGACCACCCGTTTCAGCTCCAGGCCTGCGATGAGAGCGACGCCTTCACCGGCGATATGCGCGACATGAAGGCCTGGAACCACGTCTACACCAAGGCCCACGCCGGCTCGCGTCTCCACCAACAGGCCCTGAACTTCCTCAAGGAGCAATCCGAACCGGAGTTCGAGGCCATCATCAGCGAATGCAGCCCTGATGGGCGAGAACTGAACGAGGAGTTCCAATGGCCGATGCTCTGAAGTGCCTTTGGCAGATCCTCGTGCCGTGCAACTACAACGACGGCAAGCCCGTCCGGACCCGCCACCATCGTGAGTGGGATCGTCGAGTCCGCTCGATCACCGGCGGCCTCACCATCCTGCCCCCGGGCAAGGGCCAGTGGGTCGATCCCGCGACCGCCGTTCTCTACCAGGACCGGGTCATCCCGGTGCAGATCATCGCGACCGCCGAGGAAATGGAGCGGATCGCTGACATTACCAACCAGCACTACCGCCAGCTCGCCGTCATGTATTTCAAAATGAGCGAGACGGCGATCATCCGGGAGGCGGCGTGACCATGAGCTATTCGAAAGACCTCTCGCGCCGGCTGCGCCATGTCGCCCCTCACGCGCGTTGGGCACCGCCTCCCGAGCCGAAACTGCCTCACTTCGAGGTCAAGGTGCCTCCACACCCGCAGAAATACCCGAACCACGCCGGTCACAAGGGGTCGGTCTTCGGCGGGATCTGCAACCGGACGGCGTGCAGCCAATCGCATGCCGTTTTCTACAACCGCGGCACCTACGGCTACTACTGCGCCGACGACGCGATCGCCATCAATCGCTACTCCGGCGCCCACCCTCTCTGCATCCGGGTCGATCACAACCTGACGCACGAAGAGATGAACGGCCACACCCGCAACATGTACGAGGAAATGACCCGTGACCGAGCACATAAACGATGACCAGAAGAACCGCCTGGTCAAGAAGGCCAAGGTCGCCGCCGCCGCCATGGCCGATTTCTGGGACGAGCTCCACGAGCACGAGAACGAGGCCGGCGAGTTCGACAACACCGTCGAGATGATCAGCGAGCTGGCTGGCAACGGCGGGACGTACCCCGCGAGCTACGACCGCTACGACGCCGTGATCTGGGAAGCCATCACCAAATGCTGGGAGCCGACATGACCAACCCGGCTCGCTACTACTGCCTGGCCGTCTACGGCTTCAAGAAATGCTGCCCCGTCCATCTCGACCCCTACACCAAGGACAACGTCGAGCGTGCAAAGCGCTGGCAGATGGTCGGCTCCAACGGACAGGACAACTACCACATCGTCACCGCTCACCCGACTGAGCGGGGCACGTTCGTGTCGGTCGAGACCGGCGCGCACTTCGAAGCCTCGCAGATGGCCTTCACCAAGGAGGCATGGAATGCCTTCCTCGACCGCACCTGGCCATCTAGTCCGGCAGAATGATCCGAGCGCCGTGTCGTAGTTTCACGATCCGGCCCTCTCTCACGGCCAGCGTCTCATCGTAGGCCGCCCGCGCCACGCGGATATTCTTCGCCACCGCCATCGTCTCATCCACCCGCTGATCATCGGGACTCCACACCTCAACGTGGAACGCAAACTCTTCGATCGTGGGTGGGCTGACACGCATGAATAAATTCCTATCAGGAGGGCAATATGAAGTCTTTCACGCTCGATGGCAAGCGCCACCGCGTCCACCCCCGCGTGCCCATCCAGTCGGTACGGTGGCTGGTCGGTCGCCAGCATGTCGGCACGGATGACGCCGAGATCGAGAAGCTGATCACCGACCGTGCCCTCGACTGGCCCAGGGCAGCGATCGACTCCGCCAAGAAGCTGGCCGTCTGGTTCCATCGCCAGAACCAGAACCTCGTGCGGGAGATGCGGCTGTGATCATCCATCGCTGGAGCGACGGCTCCGAAGGGTACGAGTATGAGGTCGGCGACCGTGTGGTCGTGGAGCGTACTATCCACGGAGGATGGTTCAACTACGGCCCGACGCGCTCCGAGCACTGTACCGTTTGCCGGGTCTCCCACTTCAAAACCCGAAGCTGGATGCTGGCCGACCTCGGCATCCGGTACTCGCCGAATTGGGGGCCGGCAAGCTGTTACCCCTGGATGATCAAGCCCCACCCTGATGCCTTCGTGAATGCCCGTATCATAGAGGAGCCGGCATGACCGTCCACACCTACACCCGCTGGACCTTCAAGGCCTCCAGGCTCGCCCACAAGGAGACCGTCGAGATCGAGGACGCCGACGTGTTCCACCGTATCGGCTCCTGTGGCGAGCTCGGCTTCCTGCGCCTGCTCTGCAAATGGAACCGGGTCGGCGTCAGGGGCTTCGAGACCAGCGGCATCCTCTACATCTATCACCCGGAGTATCCCAAATGAGCATCCGTCACCAATACCAGCGCTGCAAGCCAGTCACGAACAAGAACATCGGCAAGGAGCTGATCAAGCGCGGGAAGAAGGACTACCGCGGCGTCACCGGCGCCAAGGAAGCCGCCCGCGCAGCTAGGCGACTCGCCGGAGCTTCCGCTCTCGCCGGAGATAGTTCGGCGACTTCGTCTTGACCCACGCGTCGGTCGCCCCGCTCTTATAGGAGCTGTGCCGGCGCTTTGAGACAATCCCTTCCAAGCCCATCTTCTGGGCGGCCTCGTAAAACTCGGCGCCGCCACCCTCCACATGGGCCGAATACTGGATGATACCCGTCGCGGGCTTCACCAGCTCCCAGAGCTTGGCCTTACGCTCGATCAGCGGCAAGGCACGCAGGTCTTCCCCGTCCAGGTACAGGATGTCGAAGGCGACATAGGCGAGCAATTCGGCATTCCAAGTCATGCGGGAGTGCATCTGGAGGAAGTTCGGCCGCCCATCGGGCTCCGGGGCGATCATCTCTCCGTCCAGGATGAAAGACTTGGCCGGTAGCTTTTCGGCCGCGTCAATCACAGGCCAGAAGCGCCTCGACCAATCATGCTCGTTCCTGGTGAAGGCACGAGCACCCGCCCAATCCAGGATCAGCTGAACCCGGAAGCCATCGTATTTGATCTCGTGCAGCCAGTCGTCGCTGACTGGCGGCTCCCGCACGAGCAACGGTTTCGTGGGCTTGATGAAATTCAATCGCTCAGGAGACACAGAATGAAAGTCCTCATCGCAGGCACGCCACTCGAAAGTTTGGGATGGCAGCGCGACCTTGGCAAGGTCCGCATCGTCTTCCGCCCCGACACAACCCGCTCGGACCAGTTCGAGTTCCTGGAGCAGCTCGAGCGCAGTTGCGATGACATGCGCGCCGCGCTGCTCGAAGAAATGCTCAGATGAAGCTCCGCGCCATCTGGGGCAAGCGCTACAGCCACTGGGTCCTCTGCCACGACCAGCCCTGTGAAAAGGGCGAGACCAGCGTTGTCGCACGTCTCTACGACTGCGACGGGCCGGCGATCGCCGAGCGCTTCAACATCCACCCGCGCCCCGCGCGCTACCTCGCCCTCATGAAGGAGGTCCACGAACTGTGAACCCCCGCCACAAAGCGATGCTGAAGATCGTGAGGCTCTCCGAGGTGACCACCGCGCGGGGCTTCACCGAAGGTGAGGTGCGAACCGCCGACGCCAAGATCCAGAAGCTTTTGGACGCCCACAACCTGAAATTTAGGCAACCCCGCCGGCGCCGCTGGTGGCACACCATCTGGAGCATTGCATGCCGAACTCCCCCGAGATCGCCGACCTCGAACTGAGCATCCGCGCCGCAAACAGGCTCGACGCCTACAACATTACCACACTGGACCAGTTCATGGCCCTGACCAAGCCCCAGGTCATGACGTGGCGCCATGCCGGCGTCAAGACGTGGCGCGAGATCCAGGAGGTGCAGGAAAACCTCCGTGGCCAATCCCGGCGCCAATCCTTGCCTGGCCGAGCGGTCCAGCAGATCCGCGCCATCAACGACATGCAAGTCGAGCTGTCCAACGCCGGTTTCTTCCTCCGGTTCGATGATCGAGGCCGACTCCGCCTGGCCCGCTACGTCACCAAGGAGGATTTCGATGATCATGACAATGGATAGAGCCGTCGAGATCCTCGGCATCAACAACACCAAGGGCCCGCTCCAGAACATGGTGCGGGCCCTTTCCATTCATGCCTGGGGCAACACACAGGACGAGAACGACCGCCTGTTGGCCGCCCAGTACGTCCTGCCGCGCTGGAAAGAATACGGCGCCGAATGTAACCGAAGGAGAGATTAATGGCATTCCCCAGCTACATGCGGCCGACCGAGGCCAAGATCGTTGGCGCCCTGATCAAGAAAGCCCTGGGCCTGGGCTACGTCGTCTCCGTCTACGACGGCGAGGAATGGGCCCTCAAGAGGTCCGGCGACTACGAGAAGATCACCGCCGAGATCGCCGCCACCGACGAGACCCAGCTGGTTTTCCGGCGCCAGGACAAAACCAAGATCGGCTCCGTCCTGCTGATCCACGGCAACGATGAGGACGTGGTCTCGGATCATTCCGACAACGAACTCACGAACCAGCTGGTGGTGGCATGAAGATCACCGTCCAGACCCTGGCGATTGATGATCGCAACGGCACCCAGTCCTTCGCTTTTGCGACGGAGACCGAGCTCTATCGCTACCTCTTCGACGAAGTGGTTGCTGACAACAGCGACCTGATCACCTTCGAGCAGTTCCTGGAAGACCCCTGGGAGCACATCCAGAAATTCTGCGGCGATCTCGACACCCACTCGGCTGACGAGACGGTGCTCGACATCCCTCTGTGGCCAATCATCTGGCACAACCTGAAGGAGAAGTTGAAATGGCTCACAAGCCTATTCCACCGACGCCAGTGATCCGCGCCGCCTTCGCCGTAGGTGCCGACATCTGTGAGGCTCTCGGCGGCTACCATTTCCACGTCCTGATGAAAAACGGGCAACGCTACGACGGCCTGCCCGAGATCTACGCCGACGACGGCGTGCTGATGCTCGACGCTATCGGCGGCCAGGACACACCCATCCTCGACATCAACGAAATCGCCGCCATCACGGTGGTGGAAGTTTAGGAGACCCGCGCATGAACATCGACGCCATCAACAACCTGGCCGCCTTCCTCGAAAACATCCCGAGCAAGCACCAACGTGGCTTCAACATGGGAAGCTACATGGGAAGGAAGGACCCGGGGGAAAGCACGAACGTCGGCTTCCAGTGCAACAGCACGGCGTGCATCGCCGGCTGGGCGTGTCTCGTCCTCGGCGAGAATGGCGAGATCCGCAGCACCCCCCGGAGCACCAGAGAGATCGGGTGGTACGAAGAATTCGCCGGCGACCTTCTCAACCTCGACGCCGCCACCCGGTTGGCGCTGTTCGAGCCAATGAATTCCAGCATGGTGGCCGACTACGTCGACTGGTACAAGGTCACGCCCAGGCAGGCCGCCAAGGTCCTGCGCCACCTCGCCAAGACCGGCGAGGCCGACTGGTCCCTCGTGATGGAGGTGGTTGAATGACCACCCGCCACTTCACCGACAGCGACCTCCAGTCGCTGTCCAACATCTGCGATGCCGCCGCCGACAAGTTCAAACTGAACGCGTTCCAGCTTCGCGAGTGGAAGCACCCGCACCTCGCCGAACAGTTCGAGGTCCAGGAAAAGGAGGCGCGCGAGTTCTCCACCATCTTCATGAACGCCGAACCATTTGAGGTGACCTATGAAAGCGCCTGACGGAACAGAAATTGTCGGCACGCTCGAAACGACCCCCGGCACCTGCGGGGTCATCTTCAACGAAGACGGCAGCTACGATTTCGACGGCACCGGCACGCAGCATAATTATGACGGTCAGGAGACCGTCACCGCGGCCGGCCAGGTCGTCTTCGTAGACGAGAACGGCGGCGAGTGGCTGCAATGCCAGCTGATCGACGACGACGCCGAGCCACGCGAAGTCGCGCCTTGGTATCACGACCGCGACCTCCGCCGGATCGAGATCGTGAACACGGTCGAAGACCTGATGCGCCGTGTCACCGGCAAGGAGCTGAAGGTCAAGGACTGCCAGTACCTGACGCGCGCCGTCACCCTGCTGCTCACCAGATCGGAGCCTGAGACAGAATGAAAATTGACCTCTTCTACATCGAAGGCGAGCATGACCACATCCCTGGCATCGTCCGGGACCTGGTCGCCACCGACGATGCTGCAAAGAAGGTAGCCAACGAGCTACTCGAGAGCGGCGCCCACGTGTATCGGCAGAACATGTCAGTGGAGATCTCCGAGGCCTACAGCCACCTGGAGATGGAGGCGGCGCTCTGCGTCTGGGAGTGGCTCAACGAGATCACCGTCGTCCCGAAGCGGGGCAAGGCCGACAAGGCCTGGCTCGAATACCGGGAGGGCGTCGGCTCGGCCGAGCTCCGGCACGAGAGCATCACAATCGGCAAGTTCGTGCTCCAGGTCTACGAGCTGCTGCCCGAATGGTACCGGTCGAGCGGCGCCTATGACTGGGAGATCGTGCCCGCGATCGTCAGCACCCTGAAGCCACGAGAGACGTCTCGCGACCCCATCATGGCGAAGCGTGAGATCCTGAGCGACAAGTCCGCAAAGGAGGAGTTCTTCCGATCCTGCGACTGGCTCATGAAGCGATCCTACGGCATCACCGTGGAGGACTCCGGCCAGGAGAAGGAGGAGTTCCTGACCACCTGGTACAGCTTCGACGATGATCCGGAGACCGTGGTCGACCGCTACGCCGAGAAGTACGACCTCACCCGGATCCGCTGATCCACAACCCTACCCCAACAAGGAAACCAACATGAAAATCGTGATCTTGATCACGGCGCTGATCTGCGCCGGGTGCTCTGCAACTGCGCCTGCCAACCGGGACTACGCCAACAACTGCGGCTATGCCATGGACCAGGAGTTGCTCTGCAGCAGCTACGTGTCGCCGCACGGGTTCTGACATGGGCATCGACGACGTCAACGTCCGGCTCAAAGTCGACATGAGCTGCTTCATCACGGTCGGCATCTACGCCGGCCCCATTACCCCCGAGGTGATCGCCGAGCATGTCTACGAACTGATCACCCACGCGAAGGTCGCTGACCTGATCGACAAGGTCACGATCGACGCTGTCACGCTCGACGACAACACCACAATCATTGAGGCAGGAACATGCACGTCCGTTTGAACATGCAGGACTGGAAGATCGCGGATGGTGAAGAGGCTGACCGCCGGCTCTGGGAGGTCAACATCAAGTCGTCCATGCCTCGGATCGACATCGAGGCGAAGTGCCCGGATGGCACCAAGCGCGAGGTCTGGATCGAGATCAGCGACGGGCACCTCGTCGTCCATGCCTACGACCCCGACCACGACGAGCCGGTCAATCTCCGGATCACCAAAACCGGCATTCTCGTCGACAGCGACGACCGCGGCGAGAAACCCCTGAACTACGACACCGACCGGTACGAGCGGATGGAGAAATTCGTCGAGCAGATGGCCCGCCTGACCACGCCGGAGGAGGACTTCGAAGCCCTCAAGGATGAGGACGGCGTGGCCCGAGACGACGGCGTCACCTACGACGATGTCGACGAAATGCTGTCAGACATGAGCGACGAACGTCTCTGCGAAGAGTACGGCGCCTTCATGAAACTGGTCAGCGAGGCCAAGGAGCTGGTGAAATGAACCCCTACCAAAAAGCCGCCGCAAAGGCGTTCTCGAACGGCGACCATGCCCACGTCGAGGACATGACCCAGGTCGACCTGGTGGGCGACACGCTGTTCCTCTTTATCATGAGGGAACTGGAAGACGTCGAGGACATCGACACAGCCCGCCGGCGGATCGACCGCGCCATCCTCGATCTTGTGGACGTCAGCTCCGCCGTGGAGTTGATGAAATGATTGTTTACAACGTCGAGCGCGGCTGGTTCCCGATGAAGAACGACGCTGACGCCCACCGGCGCCAGCTCGGCCTGAAGCCAGCGGCGCTCGCCACCATCCGCATCGACACGCGGGAGGAGCTGGCAGCGCTGCTGAATGGTCTAATGGGCCTGAAGAAAGACCCGGAGCTCACGGCCCCGGAGGAAATTGCGCCGGCTGGCGCCGTGCTCGAGCCCCAGGTCGTGGAGCCCGAGGTCATCGAGCGCAATCGGATCGAAGTTCCGGACTGCGTGCCTATGTTCCTGGTCCGCGACTGGACCAAGAGGAACGACGTCAACATGGACGACGTCAGTTTGGTCTCTTCCGAGTCCAGCCCCGGATCTTGAGGTTCGGCAGCTGGTCTTCCTTGACCACCCCGGCCTTCACCATCTTCACCTTAAGCTCCTGGTACTGGCGGATCAGTTCATTCTGGAACTCGATCGCCCGGGCTTCCTTCGCCTGCATCACGGCTTCGTGGATGGCTTCGAGCTCGTCCATGCTCTTGTCCGTCAGATCAATGTCCTGCTGCTTTGCCATAGGGAAACTCCATGTCCAAGAAATACGACGTCACGATTGTCGAGACCGTCATACACAGCTTCACCATCGACGTCGAGTCCGACGAAGATCCCCGCGAAGCTGCCGGCGAGGCCTTCGTTCAGGCGAAGAAATTCGAGGAGCTGGAGAACTACGGTCTCGTGGTCTGTGAACGGGAGGTGGAGAATATCACCGCCCAGTGACACCAACAAGAAGGTCCATTTCACATGACACCAAAGCAGAAAGAGATGCTCATCCGAGGGCTCCTGACCGACCGCCTCTACCCCAGCGGCGGCGAGTACAACACCCTGAAGTCCCTTTGGATGAAGGGGTGGACAACCGACGCTTGGCATCTTGGCCGCAAAGACATCACCGCGGCAGGGCTCGAAGCCCTCGAACTCAACAGCGAACCCATCGAAATCATCCAGGTCGGATTTACCGAACTCGTGCTCGTCAAGGGCCAGCCCGTAGCACGGGTCCTGGATGGAAAGCGCAAGCAAATGGAGACACTCCTTGCAGATCAAAGTCTATGAACCGACCACCGGCGACGTGCTGACCCGCGCAGACGTCGCCAATATGAAGCTGCCCTTCGAACGAGGGTGGGACAAGTACTGGGTCACAAGCCCGACAGGCCGCGTCATCGGCCAGCACGACAACTACCAGGCGGCCGAGCTTCAGCTCCGCGTCCTCCGTCCGCTGCCCATGGCGGCCTAAACACCAACATCCCTTCTCAATCGCTTCTTCCCGCCTCGGATCATCCGGGGCAACGGCGAAGCCATGCACAAGGACAAGACCATGAAAATGCTCAACACGGCCCGCGCCGAAGACTTCCACACCGCCGGTGTCACCGAGGCCCGCTCTTTTGGCTTCGAAATGAACGCCTTCGCTTTTCACGCCGTCATCGACGGCATCTACTCGGACAAAATCCTGGCGCCGGTACGTGAATACGCCACCAATGCCTATGATGCCCACCGCATGGTCGGCAAGGACGACGTGCCTTTCCTCCTGATGGCTCCGTCGATCTTCAGCCCGTACTTCATGGTCAGGGACTTCGGCCCCGGCATGAGCCACGAGGATGTGATGCAGCGCGCCACGACGCTGTTCGGCTCGGACAAACGCGACAACAACGACCAGGTCGGCATGCTCGGTCTCGGCATGAAGTCGGCCTTCGCCTACACCAAGCAGTACACGATCACCTGCTTCGACGGCTCGTACAAGCGGGAATACATCTGTTTCCTGGACGCCACTGGCATGCCGACCGTGAGCCTGGCCGCCGAGGGCGAGAGCAATGAGCCTGGTGGTGTGATGATCAAGTTCCCTGTCCAGCAGGGCGACATCGACCGTTTCCACACCGCCATCGAGAAGGTGATGATCGGCTTCGACCCGATGCCGAACGTGCTCAATGACCACTGGGCGCCGGCCGGCGTCACGACCCTCATGGAGGGTACCGACTATCGCATCGTCAACTCGAGACACATCAACCGGCCCCATATCCGTCAGGGCTGCGTGCTCTACCCGCTGGACATTGAGCAGCTGGTCTCCGTGGACGACAACGGCGAACGCCAGATCCCGATCATCATCGACGTGCCGATCGGCACGGCCAGCGTGTCCACCTCTCGCGAGCAGCTTGGCTACGACGAGGTGACGAAGGATAATCTGCGGATGATCTGGCAGAAGGTGCGCCAGGACATCAGGACCGAGCTCCAGGCTGCGCTCGACGAACCGGACAACTATCTCGATGCCTGCGTTCGGTATCGTGAGTTGAGCGGCAGGCTCGGCAAGGCCATGCTCAAGGAACCGAAATGGCGTGGCCAGCGTCAGCTGCGCACCAAGTTCGGCTTTATCAACGCCGGTCGCGCTGCGGTGCTCGAAGCTTGGGACGACATTAAGTTCTCGCCGCCCCGTCAACCAACCGGCCAGCGCCGCCACTACGCCGATGTCCCGACGATCACGCCGGAGGATCTCAAATCCTACGTCATCGTCTGGCAGGCTGACGACTGTCGCTTTCCGGCCGATCGCATCAGGATGTTCCGCCAGGAGAACGAGGACGCCGACATCCTGTGGGTGAAGGCCTCCAAGAAGGAGTGGATCGTCGAGTACTTCGGCGTCGAGGACGTCGTCGATCTCAACAAGATTGAACGGCTGAAGCTGCCCCGCGTCACGAGGTACCGGGTCGCCCTGACCAAGCAGGACATCCGTCGCTTCGATCAGAACCGGAGCATCATCCTGGAGCCGGAGAAGGCGATCTACGTCTACTCCGAGGGCGCCCACTACGACGTCTTCGGCACGGTGCTGGAGTTCGACACGGTGAGAGACCGCTACACCAAGCGGCTCCGTAATATAGGCGTCGACACCGAGATCATCGTCCTGATGAAGAACCAGCGCGACCTGCCGAAGGACCGGCCGGGTTGGGTTCACCTCGACGATCTGCTCCGCGACACCGCCGCCGGTTTCAATGCCAGGGCGTATGCCGTGAAGTCGGACGTCACGGCGTTCCGCAACCAGCGCCTGGTCAACGTGCTCAAGGACAAGCTGGAACTCCTGCCGAAGCGGCTGCGCGACCTTCTCCAGAAGGCCATCAACATGCCGTCGAACAGCTACGAGGATGTCCTTCGTCAGCAGCTGTGGACCGAAGTGACCGGCAAGACCCTGCCGGCGCTGAAGACGGACTTCCACGAGAAGTTCACCAAGCTGACCAGCGCCTACCCCCTGCTCAAGGTGCTCTGCGACAACAATGAGCACCTGACCCACTATCTCAAACTGATCACGAGGTAATCACTGATGATCCCGCACGTCATTTCTGGGAACACGATCTCCGCCTTCATTGGCGGAGATCTGAAGACCATCGACAGCAGCCATCCGAACTTCGCCACGATCAAGCAGCGGCTCCGCGAAGGCACGGAGGTTGGCGAAGACCTATTCGACCTGGCCGCCGCCCTCCGCCGACACCTCGGCTACGAAGACGAACTGGTCAAGGTCGGCCCGGATGGCATGACCTACAATGACCGGCCGATCAACAACTTCCTCACGATGCGGATCATCGACCTGGTGCGTCGAGGTCAGCCGGCCACGCCGTGGATCAACTTCTTCAAGCGGCTGCAGCTCAACCCCGACCCCAATGTCAGGGACGAGCTGTTCGACTGGCTCGAACGTGGGGGCATGCCGATCACACCTGATGGCTACTTCCTGGCCTACAAGAAGGTCGATGACGACTATACGTCGTTCTACGACCACAGCACCATAAACGCGGTCGGGACGACGATCTTCCTGACTGAATATGACCACGACAAGGCGCGTGTCTGCTCCGCCGGCCTGCACTTCTGCTCGTGGGACTACCTGCCTCAATACCACGGCAACACAGGGCGCGTCGTCGTGCTCAAGATCAACCCGGCGGATGTCGTCGGTTTCCAGTCTTCATACACCGGCAAGGGTCGGGCCTGTCGATACATGATCGTCGACGAGATCCCCGAGGATGAGGCGAAGCACGCCTTCCCCGCGCCGGTCTACTCGACAGCCTACGATGACGACGAGGGCTGGTTCTACGACGGTTACGGAGGGCCAACCCCCGAGGACACCGTGGCCACCTTCACCAGCATCTTCGGCGCCGTCAAGGCCTGGACCAAGAGGCTGCTGAACTAGCCAACACCATCCAACAACCAGTCTGAACAAAGGGCGTCCCTCGGGGCGCCCTTTTTCTTTGCGAGGAAAAGATGAACTATCATACGACCCCCGTCTCGCGGAACGTGAAGACTGGTCCCATGCCCGTGATGACGAGCTCCCGTGAGACCTGCCCCGACAGCTGTCCCCTGAAGAAGGGCGGCTGCTACGCAATGACCGGGCCGCTGAAGCTGCACTGGGACATGGTCACCTCGGGAGAGCGAGGCTCGGGCTTGGATGAGGCTCTTCAGCCGATCCGGAAACTCAATCGTGGCGCTATCTGGCGTTACGGACAGGCTGGGGATCTGCCTGGGGAGAAAGACACAATCGATCGCGCCGGCGTTTTAAAAATTGCAAAGGCAAGCAAGGGAAAGCGAGCGATTATCTTCACCCATAAGCCACCGAGCCTTGATAATATCGCAATTATTAGAGAGGCCGCAGCTGAAGGATTGAACATCAACCTCTCTGCCGACAGCATCGAGAAGGCAGACAACCTGGCCGACCTGGGTCTACCAGTAGCGGTAGTATTGAATTCCGAATACGGAAGAAGAAAAGATGAAAGCCTGAGTGAATACCGCCGTAGGGCAAAAGACTTAGCTAACTACACTCCAAAAGGTAGGAAAATTGCTGTCTGCCCCGCGACCTATACCGACGTTAGTTGTACACAGTGTGGCGTATGTGCCGATGGAGAACGAAAGGGAGTGATAGTAGGCTTCCCCGCCCACGGTACGAAAAAGAAACGGGTGGACGAAATTGCTGGACATGCCGGAAAAAGATCAGATCACGGAAGCAGATAAGGAGACGATCAACAACCTCCTGCTGGAGCTCGCAACAGAGCTCGACCTTCATTACGACGATGAGGACATGTTTGCTCTGTCCCCATCGTTCAAAGTCATCAGGGATGGCGTCAAACTCTTGGAGAAACTTCGGTACCCCGTGAATGAGGACGTACTTCGAATATTAGCGAGGTTTAATAAATCCCATCATTAAATGTTAATTTTCTGTTACGAAAAGTGATTTTTCCTCTTGTGCTAGGGTGTCCCAATCCGGTACAGACCTGCCCATAAAACAAGCATTCAAAGGTTTGGTGGGCGGAAATCGTGCTTTGGATATCAGCCAAGCAGCTGGCGGACGCGTTGAGCGTGTCCGACAGAACAATCCGGTATTGGGCGGCCCGGGGCATGATCCCTGGCGCCGCACGAATTGGGAGGCAATTCCGCTTTCGCTTGACAGAAGTCGAGGGTTGGCTGAACACCATGGATGTTTCTCAACAACAGAGGAAGGTCCATCAATGGCCGATATCTACCTACGAGAAGGATCAACGATCTACCAAGCCCGTCTCCGCGTCGGGGACGACACCGTCAGAAAATCCACTGGGCTTAAATGTCCAAAGGCTGCTCAAGCGGAGGCAGATCGGCTTGAACAAGAACTGAACGCCGCGCTCATCCTGGACGGCGATATCACCCTCATCAAGGCGACGGAGCTGCTCTTTGCGCACCCCCGGCGCCGGCCATATTCGAAGAACACCAAGCGCCACTACACGACGAGTTTGACCAACGTCGTCGAGGTGCTGGGCGATATCACTCTGCGTGTACTAGATGAAGCGAAGGTGAAGACCTATATCAAGGAGAAGCTCAAGACGGGTAAGACGGTCCAGCTTCGGCGCGACCTTGCCTTCCTGAGCCTGCTGCTGACGTTTGCCAAAAGGAGACTAGACTGCGGTGTGACCTACAACGCGGTGAAGGAGGTCGACAAGGGCGACATTCCCGACGCCACGAGGCGCGAGGTCTATCTGCAGCGTCACCATTACGAGAAGCTGCTGGCGGCCTGCACGAACCAGGAGCAACGCCTATTCGTCACCCTGGCCGTCTGGACCGGTATGCGGCACCAGGAGATCATGAAGCTTGAGTGGAGCGAGATAAACCCCAAGCTGACCGCGATACAACTGGACGGCGAGCGCGTGAAAAACAGCAGCCCCAGGCGAATACCGCTCCGTCAGGAGGTGCGCGACACACTCGCACACACACCGAAGGACCAGCGGAAGGGATATGTGTTCATTGGAGAAGAGGAGGGTAAACCACAATACAGCTTTGCGAAGAGGTGGTTGGGCATCCGCAAGCGCGCGGGCATGCCAAAGCTTCACATTCACGATCTGCGCCATACGTTCGCCAGCTGGCTGCTTCAGTCCGGTGTGGCAGACAAAACGACCCAGGATCTGATGGGACATAAGACGGACTCGATGACCCGTCGCTATTCCCACAACAGCCTGAAGTCGCTGAAGAAGGCGATCGACCAGATGGAGGCCGACACACTTTGA